CTCTTCAGCAGCAATTGCATCTAATCTGGCTTGCTCTTCAGCATCTAATATGGCTTGCGCTTCCTCTTCAGCAGCAATTGCATCTAATCTGGCTTGCTCTTCAGCATCTAATATGGCTTGCTCTTCAGCTGGCGTTTCTCCTCCTTCTAATACTACAAGGTCTATATCTGTTACTGCATCCTCAGCCGCATCCTGATCTCCGGTTTGATCAGTAGTTGGTGTTGGCTCTGTTGTAGTGGTAGTAGTTGCTACATCTCCAGCTGCACCATCAGTTGTACCACTTGTAGTAGCTTCAGTAGTAGCACCATCAGTTGTACCATCAGTTGTACCACTTGTAGTAGCTTCAGTAGTAGCACCATCAGTTGTACCACTTGTAGTAGCTTCAGTAGTAGCAGCATCTACGTTCTCTTGAGCTTTTTCCGTAATCGCATCAAAAATCTCTTCATATGTCGCATTTTCTGGTAATCCAAAGTCATCAATAATAGCTGCTTTAACTTCTGGGTCAGACATAAGATCTTCAAAGTCATCAATAATGGCTTGGGTGTCTTCAACGCTAGGTGTAGTTGCTACATCTCCAGCTGCACCATCAGTTGTACCACTTGTAGTAGCTTCAGTAGTAGCAGCATCTACGTTCTCTTGAGCTTCTTCCATAATTGCATCAAAAATTTCTTCATTTGCCGCATTTTCTGGTAATTCAAGGGCATCAATAATGGCTTGGGTGTTCTCAGCGCTAGGTGTAGCTCCGGCGCTATCGCCGTAACCACCTCCTATAACTGGGGGGTCCATTGTGACTTCAGACCATATATAAGGCGATTGCGGATTTAGCTGTCCAGAATCAATTAAATTTCCATTTTCATCATAAATAAACTCTCCGTTTGCATCAACAGCTGGTTCCCCAGTAGGGACATATACAGGTTCAGGCTCGTGCTTAGACTTTCCTTCTCCTGTAATAATATCTATTAACTCACCACCAGAAGGAAGCATTTCGCGGAAAATATCTTCATCTATAAACTCACGTTCTCCACCAAGTCCACCCGTAACACTATCTGACCCCAATACAGGACCTTCTTTTTGTAACTCCGTCTTACGGACATTTAGATCAATAGCCTCCTGTGCTGTTAACGCATCTGATCCACGATTCCCTTCAAGCCTCTCTGTCATAATATCAATATGTCTAATTAATCTGCGCCTTGCTAAATCAATAGCCTTTTTATCTCCCGAAGCTTTAGCAGCTTCTAAAGCAGCTTCTTTTTCTGCAAGTTCTATCTGTAATGACTCTTTCTGTGTCCTCACTGCTTCTTCAAGAGTTTCCCTCTCTGTACCAATAAATCCAGCTTCTGGGCTTTCATCCCAGGGCATTCTTTCTTCAAGGCCAGTCCCACCCCCAGCAGTTTCAAACGAACGGGGGCGTCTTGGCGCACCTATAGTGTCACTTCTTCTACCTTCAACTACAATATTTTCTATACCAGGCATTGCATTATCTCTTACAATTCATTTACTTTTTCTAGTATCTGGTCAAGTTTCTTATGTATCCGATCATGTGCCTTTATATTTATTTCCTGTCTAGCTAAATCCATTTGTTGATTATGCTTTGCATTGTTACTATTAATAACTACAACTTCAGTTAATGTATCTAATCTATCATCAATAACTACATCACGCTCCATAAGAGATTTATCTAAATATACAGATCCCACGCCACCAACAATACTTACTATAATAACTAAAGAAGCAGCTACAGAATAAATGGTTACAGAATATTGTTGAAACTTCTCTTTCACGTTAACTTACTCCGGTGGTAAAAAAGCAGTTTTATCATTGGCTTTATGCCATCTAACGTAATGTTCTCCATCTTTAAAAGTACGTTCTAACAACCCTTGAACGGTACCAATTTCAATACGTAACTCCTTAACTTTAGTTTTTATCTCTGCAAGTTTTTTATCGTCTTCTGGCCCAGACTCTGCAACTGCATCTTCAAAACTAGTCCATCCAGTAAATTGAGAACAAAACCCAGTCTGTGCAGCTGAAATAGAAATTTTAGGAACCCCATTTTTCTTAGATTCAGGAGGTGGAAAATACCGTACTATTACAGCTATACCAATTAATCCAGCAAACAACACAATAGCTTGAGACATAGGCAAATCAGCCCATAAATTAGCAGCAAAGGGAGAACAAACAGCAAGTACTAACAATACCTGCCAAAGTTTAAGTTTCTGTGCTAATTCAGCAATTTCTTCAAGAGTCATTATTCATAATGTCCGATAATAATTACAGAACCTGAAGTAGATTCAGTTACTTGATTTACTTGTACATAAGTATTCTTTTCTAAAATATACCCATCTAAACTTGAATCAACAGGTAATGCTCCAGTACCTGCAATAACAGTCCAAAATCTTAGTGATATAGTTGCAGTTGCTACAGCAGTTTCGTCATATAACGCAGTAACATCTGCTGCACCTGTATTTTTTGGACTTAAATTAGATTCCGCCGCTGCTGTACCAGAAGGAGTTGTAGTAGTTGAACCAACTCCTAAATCATATTCACATATTGCGTTAGAACCATTAATAATAATTCGGTCTAAAAATAATGGATCATCATTAAGATTTTTAACAAATAATATTGTGTCGTTAGCATCAATATCACGAGTACCTGAATCCCAAGAATACGCTTTCCCTAACCGTGAAGCTTTAGTAAGCGGAGATTCTGTTACAACAAAAAGTTCTCCCGCTGCATTAGACTCTACCGGATTACCACTTTTACCTTTCAATATCATCTATGTCATCCTCTTCTATACCTGTTTCAAATGCTTCTTCAAACTTTGCATTAAGAAACATCAACTGATTAACTATCATTTCTACTACTTCAAATGCATCTTGGTCAGTTACAACTATTTTCCCATCACTATCTCTTCTAAAAGCAAAATAACTCATACTATATCAACAACCATTTAGATAGTGTACTGGAGTAAACAAAACTTGGAGCGTCATATTGATCTCCTAATATTAGTTCAGTAACCCCGTCTATTGTCCCAGAAATCGTTACCCCACCAGTATTAGCTCGTTTTACAGTTATCCTGTCGTTGTTTTCAGGAGTTGTAGGGAAAGTTACCGTTATATCTAAAGTGTTGTTACAAATAACTACCTGAAATTCTGCCTGTGTAAGCGTTGCACTTGCGGTAAGTGTTGTATAACTAACCCCATGACTCTTAACAAACTCACGTACAAAATTATCTAACTGGTTAAAGTACAACCTAAGTATATTGTTAAAATGAGCAAATGCTTGCAGATTGTATTCTCCAGGAGGTATTGGTAGCACAGGAGGAGCAAACTGAATTGTATGCTCTTCAATTGAATCAACCATTACCTTCTCCCATCAAGTCTAAGATCTAACCTGGGAGTACCCAATCTCCATGTAACTCCTTCTGCAGTAGATGAAACTTTTATAGATAACTGTCTACCGCGAACGCGCATATCTAATTGGTTTGTGTAAGCTTCTACAGGTGAAGTAGCACTACGTGTAACTGTCCCCGTATCAGTACCCCCCTCTGAAGCTGGTGAATTATACCCAGAGCCAGATCCAGCTAAAGGTAACAACGTAAGAACGGCTGCTGGACTAGAAGCTGTGGAGCCACTAAATGACATATCAGGTAGTACCTTCTTTACGAAAGAAAACCTATCTCCATCACCAATATCAAATTCAGAAGAAAGTATATGTGCACTTATAGCAGCCGTTGTGCCTGTTTCATTATCATCAACCCCTTCTTCATGATTAACTAAATTAGACGTATACGTAGCAGCGAGAGGGTACTGGCGAAGCCCTGAATCTAGCCAAGCAGTTCTAGCCAACGTACCATAGTACCAAATATCCTGACCGTAGTTATAAACCACATACCTATCTACAGTAGTGCTACTAGCCGAACAATAAAACCACCATACTTCAGTAAAGGCTTCAATCGTGCCCGCAAATACTTGGGCATATTGCAAGTAGTTAAAGTCATCAAAAATGTATTTTCTAAGATCACAACGTAAGTTAGACGCTGTACCACTATAAGAATAGAACTTATCTTTACCCATCCAATAAGCTACACCATTTGCATAAGCAACTGCTCTTGGTGAAGCAGTAGAAATATTTTCTCCAACCAACTGTGCACCCCAAACAATAGGTGCGCCTACGTACTGAAATGCGTACAAACTAGAATCAGTCCAAATTAAAATTTCTTGCCTAGCTTGCATAGCAGTAATAATCTCAGCACCCCTAGATAACTTAAGACTACCTGCTTGGTTAGTAGCTGCTGGGGTCCAATTAACCGCGCTTTCCTGGTCTGACCAACGAACTAACATGGGGTCAACAGTAGAAGTGCTTATCATATTTGCTCCAAGAGCGAACACAAACCTGTTTATGTCAGATACAAGAATAAAGTTTTGGCTAGTAGGAACATCAGATGCGCCAGTTAATCCAGATAAAGCAACCCCCCTTGTAGTAACTGCGTTAGTAGCATCCCAGTAGTACATAGCCCCACCTATAGGGCCAAAAATAAGGTCTTCTCCAAAATGGTACTGGGTCCAAAGGCGCATAGCTTCAGTAGATGTATCACCCGTACCCCATAGTCCAGTACCCCAACCGCCAGCACTCCAACCAACAAGAGGTACAGCAACGGAAGGACCAACACTTATTTGGTAAGCAGCAGTTACAGTCCCCCCACCAGAAGTAGTGGAAGAGGCGCTACTTGAATGAGTAATTGTGTAAGTATTACCAGAAGCGTAGGCAAGTACATATTCTCCATCTATAGTAATACCACCAACGGCATCAGCTCCACTAAATGTTACGTAGTCTCCATCAGCATAACCACCGTTAGCATCAGTAACAGTAACAGTAGCAGAACCATTAGTAACAGAGAAAGGATCAGTGAGTGTTACAGTAGCTCTTATAGGGGTTATATCGTAATAAGTGCCACCATTTTCAAGATAGTATTTAAGATGTGTACCAAGAGCTGTTAGATTTAAACTACCTAATGTAACCCAATTCCAAAGAGAACGGCATACTCCAGTAAAAGTTGAGGTAGATATCCGAGTCCACCCACCTATTTTTTCTGGATACTCCTGGCGGAATCGTACTTTTTCAGACTCATACCATCCCCCTTCACTAGCGTATGCAGTTATCTCTCTATTAACCCCAGGCTTAATCTGAACTTTTTGTATAGGCATAACATATCACGTTTGCACAGTACTAAAAACAGATGGTAATGTAGCTACTTCTATTACCACACTTTGTTTAATTTTCAACTTCTTTCTGCAAGAAGGACATTTCCTATTTTTCTTTCTACTCTTAGCCTTTTTCTCACTTAAATCGAACCCACACTTTCTACAAACAATTTCAACAGTACGTGCTGGCGTAAACTTACTAGCACTTAAATTTCTAGCTTCTTCCCTAACTTTCACGACTCACCTTTTTAGTTTTCTCTAAGGTTCGTAATCCCCCCATACCTAGCATACCCATAAGCACCGGATACAACATTGCTGGATCAACTTCAGGCATATCAAACCAAATATCTAAAAAAGGACTTATCAAAACGTTATACAGTAATCCAACACCACATACCCAACCTACAAATGGACGCCACCCTGCAACGAAAATTGACTTATGAGCAGCCTCAACTTTATTAATATCCAACTGCCCCATTACTAACTGCAATTCACCAGCAAACTCTTGTGAACGCGCCTGAGCAGATAACTTAGCTGCTAAATCCTTGTCTTTTACAAACTTACCAATAAATGTATCAACAAGTCCTAAACCAGCGGTAAGAGGGTCAACTGCCATTACCCAGCGGCCTCTTTCTTTTTAACTTCAGGAACTTCCTTAACTTCTATATCTTCTGCGTCCTGCAAGTCTTTTATGAAGTAGTAAAGATCCTTAGTACCAGCCCCCCCAACCCCAGCTATCAACTCGATCTAAAATTGCTTTGTACTGAGCATCTTCAAGCAATATAGAACCATGCCCTACTTCTGGAACTTTAACTTCCTCCAGTCTTTCTACTATAGGATAAAACTCCATTATCTCAGGAGTTGTTAACGGTATAGCTCGTCCTTCTTTAATCAATGGGTTCTGCAATACTAACTTAAACATATCAACATAAGTTGTACCATCTTCTAACTTCTTAACCTTTACTTTCTTCATTCTTTACTCCTTATTCAAGATCTGGGGCTGACACATCAATTCATTGAACTTCTGGAACCTAACTAAAGTCTGTTTCTGCTGTTGCTTCTGCAGCTTCACGAGTAGTTTCTGTGTCTTTTTTAACCAATCCCTGTTGGTAATAAACCTTCAGTAGCTGTTTCGCAAGAGCTAAATATAACCCTGCCTTTTCTTCATCTGTTCCTGATGTGTCCTTTCCAGCGTGTTCCAGACTCCGATCAGCAATTTCTAATAATTTTGCATTAGGGACTGTTCTGCCTAAGAGCTTTTCGATTACTGTTTTTGCGTCTGCTACATTAGTCATTCTTCACCTCTTTAAGTGGTGGTTTTTCAAGTTCCTCAATTTTCTTTCCCAATTCTTCTATTTCTTGTTGGGCTGCTGAAAGTTTACCCGCATACACCGCTGCTTGGTCTAATGCTTGATTCCGCTGAGCACATAAGACCTCAAGCCGTGCGTTGATTTCTGTCATTGTGATATCGTTCATTTTAGTTGCTCTATCTCTGCTTCAAGTGATTCGATTCGTGCCATTGCTTCCTGCGTGACTCGCATCGCCCCAAAATACATGTCCTTGTTGAACACGGTAAGCAAGCCATCACCCTGCTCAAATCCGCTATCGTCAACAAATCTTGGTTCCACCTTTTGTACTTGCTGTGCGATTATGCCGATATTCAGGTTATCGTTCGTTTGGTTTATGTAACGGAAATCTACTATCTCAATGGCTTTAAACGTATCCCACATTGAACCAAGCGGAGTGATGTCCTCCTTCACACTGATATCTGAAAGGTCTGCGTCGTTAGACTGTACATTGGCTATTCCTCCATTTGAGCGTACCGTCATTTTGGCCCCGCCTGTGTCGGCACAATTCAAAAATAGACTCGATGTATTATTTGGAGCTGCTACAGAATAAGAGACAGAAACACCATAAGGCGTGGAACCGTGAGCATTTACAGCGCCTATAAGGAAAGCGTTTGTTGGCGAATTAATAGTTATAGAGCTTGCTGTCGGAGCCTCACTATCGATGTTCAGGGCGATTCCGTCGCCGTCCTGATTAATGAAGATGCCGTTACCAGTACCAAGCTGCTGTGCAACAATTACTGACGCTGTTGTACTCGCATGGCCTTGTTGGGCAACAATCGCGCCTGCCCCCGCAGCGGCATGGTTACCTACATTGACAACTTGGAGAATATTCCCCGACGTGTTTATAGAGTCAAGCTGGAGATTGACCGCGCTCGTAGCCTCACTATCGATATTCAGGGCTATTCCGTTGCCCTCCTGATCGATGAAGATGCCGTTGCCTGTGCCAGCGTTCTCCGTATATATGCCAGCAACGCTCGTGCTTGCATGAGTGTGAGCCAGATATAACAGCGCCCCTGATGTTTGCTGCCCAGCATTCACAATCGTCATTACACTATTGGTAGTCTGTACTGATGCTATCTCTAGAGCCGTTTGAGAAGTGGCCTCGGTATCTATTACCAGCCCCTTGGCGTTATTATCCTGGTCCAGCGTAAGAGCGACACCAGATGACGGGGAGATGTCCATCGCACCGCCAAAGAAGGAAGCCTTAGCAACCCCAAGCCCCCCATCTGTATGGATAGAGCCTGTAGTGGTAGAGGAGGAGTCTGTGGTGTCGTCTACTGAGAGGGCTGTGGAAAAGGTAGACACGCTGGTAGCAATAAGGAGCTTGTCTGTAGCACCAGCCACACCAAAACTTAAATCATTCTGTGCATGGTCATAAATTATCCGGCCAATAGCATTATCGCCTGCATCAGAGAAAAGAATTGATGCTGTGCTAGAAGTTCCTGCCGAAATTGTCATTCCCGTATTGCCAGAACTGGAAAGATGTAGTTCGTCTGCCATTGCGTTAGCTGTCTGCCCAGAGGCCGATGTTTCTATGGTTGATGCTTTGCCCACAAACAAGGCTTTCGCTACACCCAGCCCACCATCTGTATGGATAGAGCCTGTAGTGGTAGAGGAGGAGTCTGTGGTGTCGTCTATAGAAAGGACGCCAGAACCTGTGATTGTGGTGGCCGTAACAGCAGCAGCAGAAGCCGCACCTATCGTTGTCCCATCAAGCGTACCGCCGTTAATGTCTACAGTAGAAACAGTACCAAGATCAGTCCATGTTCCTGTTAATGCTCCACCACCAGAAAACGTAACTGCTCCAGTTGTATCTATAGCATTAGCTTGGAAATCAAACTTTGAAGCAGAATCATCATATTGAAGCTCTACGCCAGCAGTAGCACGTAGTTCAATGTCATTTGCCTTAGTAGCGTGTGTGTCTCCGTACAATAAAATATTCCCACCTTTTGCGTTATCTGCACCAGGAGCAATGTACATAATTCCGTTAGTATCGCCACCCAATATTTCTGGGTTAGCGGCATTTAGAGTAAGATCACCTCCCGTAATAAGCCCAGTGACAGTTAACGCACCGGAAGCAAGCGTTCCTGTAGTAGTAAGATTCTCGTTACCAAGTGAAATAGCACCTGAAGTATCTGTAATTGATCCCCCAGCTACTGTCATAGTTCCAAACACACCACTACCAGCAATAGCATTTGAAGCTTCTACTACGTTAGTACCATCACAATACACAAAAGAAGTATTACCATCAAGAACAGCTATTCCAGAACCAGCTGAAGTCTTTACAGTTATTGTTTGCCCAGTACCGTTATTTACAACATATAACTTAGTACGTGTTGGGACAATAAGAGTGCCAGTACCTGATAAATCAGTAGTAGTATCAGTAAGTTTTAGTATTGCGTTTCGCGCCTGTGCAGTAGTTCCATTTGCTGTAGTTAAAGTGTGTGAATTTGCTACCCAAACATCCATTGTGGCTTGCCCAGCAATAGCTTCTTCAATCATATTAGTGATATTGTCATTAACTACATCCCCCCAAGTACCACTTAATTCACCTTGGACAGGAAGTGCTAACTGCAATAATGTTGAGTATGCTGTAGCCATATCTTTTTACCTAAGCTGCGTTTTCCCAATCTGCTGTTTGTGATGTACTCACTTCTGAAAACCCTGGAGTCTGCCCTTCATCCATATTAGACCAAACTGTTATACCACCTAAAGTCATTGTAAGAGTGACCCCTGTAACAGATATATTACCTGCAGCTGTTACGCTAACAGTACCTATTGAACCAGTAATAAACAATCCAGAAGATACTGCGCCTATTCTACCAGTAGCAGTTACATTGTCTGGAACTATATTTAGGTAGTCAGCGCCCCACTTAGTAGGTGTGCCCCACGGACCCCCACCCCATCCAGTATGCTTAACTATAGTAGGCATATTACTACACTATCCTAATAATAGCGTTTGTAGCATCAGCTGTAGGAAATTGTATAATAAAATCACCTGCTGTAGCCGCTTGATCGCTACCAAAATCTAACACTGCAACTGCTGGAGTACTACCTCCAGTCTGATAAATTAACGCCCCTCTTGCCGTAATTGTTGCTGACGCCCATGTTACGTCATCAAAATCCAAATAAGCAGTTGTGCCTGATGTAGTTGGGGCATTAATAGTTAACGCTGCACCCCCAGCAGTATATCCAGTTCCAGAAACTTCGTTAGTAACAGAGTACGCAGTTGTAGCAGCGCTCAACGTAGCAGAGGAAGTGTACAAAGCAATCTTATATGACTGAGATGTATCTGAACTAAAATCCATCTCTCCATCAAGAAGAGCTAGTTTAAAAGTTGTAGTCATGGCTTGCGTTATTGCCAAGATAACCTCCTATTTAACAACCGACTTAGGTTGACCATTACGGTATGTATCGCCACGTAATTTACCATCTCCAAGATTTTTAAGCAGGAGTAACGCTTGTCCATACATACCTTCATAAAGCTGTACTATATCTGCCTCCTGCTTCATAAAGCGTGCAGCTTCTACAAGGGCACCATTCAACAAAGCAATTTCAAAATTATCACCTAACCATGTAGTACTTGCTGTGACAATAGACTCTGGATAATAACCATAATGTAATTCTACTGTGTACCCAGAATCAGGAGTAGGACCAAGAAGAATACTGTTAACATCAAAATCTGCGTAATACTTTGGTAGCCCACTAGCTGCTACTGTTGGATAGGCATCCCGAATAAAATTCACATCCTTGTTCACTAAATATGTAAATTCACTACTAGCATTAAGCACAGCCAAACTGTATGTATAAAGATAATCAGAAGGAACAGACAAATACTGATTACTTGTAGTAAGTGTGCCGGTACTATTCTTCCGCAACGCAGGGACCTGTACAGAAGCATAAATACGTTGTTCTGCCTGTTGTGTAAACAGTTTATACATCGCATCAGTAAACGTGTTCTCACACACATCTGCAATATTAGATTTAAGATCAGTATAGTTCATGGTGTGCTCACCGTTACACTACCTACCCATATTCCAACAGATATAGGAGTGACTGGATATATCTTCTTCCTGCTTGCAGCATACCCCGCAAAATCTGGTCTTGGATCACGTATAGCTTGTGGATCATTAATTGGCAACTCTCCTAATTTATTTTGTGGGTGATCTGGACTCCAGCAAGTAGGACAAGCCTTTATATTAGTCTCCCGCCCCTTCACAACTTCAGATCGCAGCTCCCGTAAATAATACCTAAACCCGCAAATATCACATTCTGCAAGTGCGTTTCTGCCAGAAGCAAACCTAACCATAATTACACTCTAGCAATTCTAGGTACAAACCGGACAGATACTTTATTCCTATCTTCCTCTGCTGCTAACATAAACTGTCTTTCGTACTCAGCCTGCATTATAGGCACGCGATTAGCAAGTCCAGGTACTTTCATAGCAAGGTAGTACGCTAATCCCGCAACTAACGCAGGGAAAAATCTAAAATTCATGTCCGGTGTTTCTACTCCGTTCCCTGCGTCCTCAATCCTGCGTATCCGCCAATAATAAAACGTATAGTCATTGTTATTCGGTACAGGCCAAACGTTTATGGATGGTGTGGTAAGAAGACGCTCAATCCAGAATTGGATTGGCCTGCCCGTAATAAGCTTATTAGGTATGGAAGACCATACACTAGCAGAAATACGGTTAATTGTTATATCTGATTGCGTAGTGCCACTACCTGTACGCACAACAGCATCTAGTATATCTACAGTATCTGCGGGGAGGGAATATTCAGCGGTATCAGCTACGAGACTAACGCTGCCTTCATCAATAGTCCAAAGATTTATACCACGATTCTGCCATTCAATTGTTAACAGATTCATGGAGCGGCGAGCAGTGCGTAAATCATACCCAGAGCGCATTTCGCCCCCGGCACGTTCCCAAGCCTCTTCAGCTATTTCTGTAAAGTCTAGGGTAAAGGCTGTAGTACCTGAAGTAGCCATAATTTACCCCATACTAGCTAGTTCTCACTTTTATAACTAAAGCACCCTCGTCACCAAGAGCATCAAAGCCAAAAGTAGAGATAAGAACCCGCCCAGTAGCATCGTTGGGGTTACTTCGATCAGCCAAACCCGTATACTTTTTAAAGTCTACGTAGTTCACCCCTTCTGCCAGCACCCAAATCAACGTATCTTCAATAAGTAGCTCAAAGTGGATACGCGCGTGGAAGCCCACAAACCCCCACGTAATATCATCAATGGTAAATCTGGAATTCCCAGACATATCCTCATTAGCAGGATCAATTAATATATGACTATTAATGTCCCCGCTAGAGCCATCACTCTGGAAATAGGCATGATAAATGAGGTATCTAGGGCCAGAAAGAAGCCTTGTAACTTCTATCCGATTAGCCATGTGTCACCTCATTTATTCGTCTATCTCAGCCCATGTGAAAGAACACAAACCAGTACGTGCAGTAGTCAGTGTAGCAATAGCAATATACTGCCCCGGCGTAACCAGCGTATCACCATTAAGATTAGCTTCGTTCATCCCAGATTCAACAGAACCTGTTAACTCAACACTACCCATTGTCTTATACCAAACAGGAGTTGTTAGCAACGTTGCAACACTCAATGCCTGACCTCTACCTGGATTGGAATTAGAACCAGAAAGTTTAGCATTATGTATAACAGCTGCTGTTCCTGTCTGAACAGCGACAAGCATAGTAGGAGACACAACTAGTCCAACTTCAGCAATTGCCGCAAGCGTTGAATTAGCAAACTGTGCATTTTTCATCACCAGAATCTTATTGCTACCTACCGGGTTTGATATAACAAGCCCAGTATACGTAGCATGGATGACTGTTACCTCCCCAGCAGTTGTGTTATGAGCATGATATACATTACCCAGTAAAGCTTGTTCGTAAAACCACTTATCCATTTTTAATCTCCGTTTATTTATAGAGAAACCTTATTCAAAAAGTATACGACTAATGCCTGTATAGTGAACATCTAAAGCTTCAGCTGCAGCTGCACCTGCTTCAATACCAATATATGGAATCAAATCAATATCGTTAGTGAGCGCAGTTGAAAGAACAGGGGCTTCATTTTTCTTAACACGAGTTACAGCTGTTCCACCTGTACTACCTGCTGTACTTGTTACGTTATATTGAAGACCATTGACAAAAATAGTAATCTGTCTATTTGAATCAATGATTATTTTTAAGTGGTATGATGTATTAGCTGCAACAGTAATAGGCAATGCGCTAATGTAGTCAGTATTTGCTACACTATATACAAAATGCAAAAGAGTAAAATCAGTAAGTGATTCACCATTATCAGCGTCTGTTGCAAACTTAAAAAATGCTTGATCAGCATCTGTAGCTATTAGCTGGTCATTAGTAAGTTTTAATCCTGCCCATATTTTCTGATTATCAATAGCATTAGTAGAAACTAAACAGTCCCATTGCACTGAATTTTCAGTACCCCATAAAACACCATACCAAGCAGTGTTTCCATCTGTGTTATCAGTAGTAGTATCAAGATGAGGAGTTATAATAGCTTGATCTTCATCAGCACCGGCAGTGGTAATAGTAATACCACCACGAGTAGTATCAAATGTACTAAGTGCCGTAGTCATGTTAGTACCAAGCACCTCAAAATGCCTGTTAAGACCACGAGCAATTTCTACTGTATATGCCTGATCAATATTAGCATTTATACCAGGTCGGTGAGAAAAATACTCTTCAAGGTAATATCTACGTGCGTCTCTACCACCAATAGTGGTGTGACTAATATACTCACCAGTAGTAGAGTTCTTTACTGCGTGCTCAAACCCATTTGCCGATCTAACGGGACCGGACCAACTTGATCTGCTCATGTCTATCTCCTGTCGTGAGCGGCGTCCGCTACATTATGTAGCAGGCAGGAAAGAGGGGGCATATTTCAGCCCCCAATTAATTTTATGCGCCCCCTGCTGATCCCCAGATCCCAAGAGGATCTGATACACCAAAGGAATATCGTTCCCGCGCTTTATACCGACTGTTGCCAGTATCGAAATCAGTGTCCATCGCTGTGGACATCTTAACCCGTTTAAAGTGCTTCAGGCCGTTTGGTACATCCGTAAGGATAAACCAAGCATCAGTATCAGTAAGGAAGTGATTAATGCAATATCCGCCCGGAATAGACCCATTTGCGTTCAAAGCATTGATGTCATTATCCGCAGTTTCTACTCGTCCCGGTGATTCCAGAAGTCGTGTTACCACAAACTCTAGAGCAGCAGGTACAACAAGCTTCCGCGCTCTTGCAGCAATCAACAACCCACGTTCATCAACCCATCCCGCCATCTGAATAATTGCTGCTTCCAGAGAAGTTTCGTTAAGATCAGCTGCTGTAGCAGGTGTGTTAGCATTGGAATCACCACTTACCATTGTGTGGTCAGTAGCACACAAGGTAGATCCATCACCGTAGGTCGTACCAGTAGCAAACGCAGTATTAAGGATAGCTGCACCCTTAACCTGTTTAGTGTATGCCATAGCACGAGCCAACGCCTTGGTATAACGTGCAGACAACGAATCATACAGGTTATCCTCAATAGCTTCCTCAGTGATAGAGAAACCCATTGCGATGGTTTCGTGGTTGTACCGAGCTGTGTAGACTTCCTTACCTTCTTGGTAAGTAATCCCTGCTCCCTCATTCTTAACCGGAGCAGCTGAGAAACCAGAAAGTTTGGTTTCTTCTTCAAATGAACGGTCAGAAGATTCTGTTTCAAAAATCTCCCTATGTTCCTCCTTATACCGCGCATATTCTAAACCATACAAAGCGTTCAGGCCGGGAAGGAGTTCTGTAAGTAATTGTGCTCTTGAAATAGCCATTTACATATCTCCTTATACGCCAATTGGGTTACGATAGAAGTGCCCACCCGTAGTCGTATTCGGGGTTCCTTCTACGTTATATGGTTCGTTCCATTTGCACAAAAACTCAGGATACTCCCCATCAGAATCAACCGTATCAACGATAACATCGACAATACGTACAGGTAGAGACAGTGTAGTACCAGCTGAACTGCCATCCACCGCAACTCCAGAAGTACCAATTGTGGTATTACCTGTGTTTTGTACAAGTGGAACATTCAGCCCAATTACAGTTCTTCCGTAACTCTCGATAGTCGTCCCCGAAGATACAGAAGCTACTTGGAACAGAATGTCCGGATCATCAACAATAAACCCAACTGCATCAGTCGCGGCATTACTGGCAGGCCAATAGTCCGAATGAACCACTTGCCCCGTAGATGGTTCGGTATAACGGCACCCCATAAAGATGCCGAGTGGTGTTGCTGTAGATGTGCCAATATCTTTTTCAATTCCACCAGCAGCTACATGCTTCACCACATCACCCATGATAATGTCAGTGCCATATGTAGTAGCAATTACAAACTCACGGGTTTGTCCTGCAAACGGCTGTCCACCAATAAGTTGGACAGGTCTTAAACCATAAGGAGCCGCAATAGTAGGATAAGCCATGTTTATCTCCTAAAAATTAACCCCCCGTACCAAAAGTTACTTCGGAGTCACCCTCTTTAAACAAGGGCATTCGGGGGTCGTTTTCTCTCATAAGACTATTGTCCACTGCCCGAACTTGACCCTCTGCTTGCTTCTCATAATAAGCATTTCGCTGCTCAACCATTTCAATAGGTGTTTTACACAGCAACAGCCCCCCAATAAGGATATTATCCTTAAAGCGTTCATTTTCTATATTTACAAGGAAAATTTCGGGGTGGTCTACAGCTCGGCAGGGTTCCCAGCCTTCTCGTAATCGTGCAGATACATTAGTGGCGTCAACTTCTCCGCGTATAGCAACTCTGATCCACCGCATCGCATACCCTTCTTCAGAGCGTGGCTCAGGCAAAGTTGTAGGAGGCTTCCACGCCTGTGGGCGCTCCTCAGTTTCTCGTGTTTCAAGTGTACGATCTAGTCTATTTTCGGCCATCTGTATTCTCCGATTGCTCTGCAACCTTTTGGGCGTATAAATCAAGAGGTACACCAAGCCGTTCAGCGATGTTCACTTGTGTCTGGGTAAGCCTCACTTTTTTAGGGGCTACGCTTCTTTTAGCAGAAGCAACGACATTCGAACTTCGCTTCGGTGATGTACTAGTCTCTCCTCCATCGTTTCCATCAAAACTATCTGGAAACGCGCTACGCATACGAGAATCAATGGCTTCGTAGTACTCGTCACTATTAGGATCAAAACCCTCAGTTGTAACGAGCTGTTCATGCAGTCCTAACGCATAACCTGTCTTAGGCCCATCAGTACCAAACCATTTATTAGATTCGTACCATTGTTTGGACTTTTCGTTCGGTTCTGGTGCGTTTGGAACGGAACTCTGCTCTCCTTTTACCTCAGTTTCCTCTTTTTGTAAAGCAGGAAGTTTGAAATTATCTATTCGATCAGCTCTTATTTTCGCTGCAGTCAGTTGTTCCTGCGCGGCAATAACTGCATCTGACTCTCCACTTTCATAAGCCTCTTTATACTTTACTTTAGCCCGTTCAATATCGGAACTAACAGCTCTCTTAGCCTGCTCCAACAAAGCAGTCTGACTTTTACCAACAGAACCCTTAAGCTTAGTATTCTCCTCGACAAGCTGCAAAGCGTAACGTTCCATCTCCTGACGTTCACGTTGGGCCTTTTCTTTCTCCCTCCGTTCATCATTGTACCCTTTAGTAAAGCGACGTATCCTTTTCTGAACAGACTCTGAGTATGATGCCAATTCTTCATCTGTTACTTCACCAGGAGGGGGAGAAGCTGTTCTACCACGATCCTCTTCTGGAGTATCGTCAACAACCTCAATCTCGATAGCGTCACTAGCGTCCTTTTCTGACTCCAGTACTTTAGCGCTAGAGGGTTCTACTTCAATTGCAGTATCTTTATCCGTTTCATCAGGAAAAGTATATTCTGTATGCCCTATTTGCTGTGTTACCATAATTACACTCCTATGCTCTCGTTATCCCACGAGGATCTGGTACAACTGCTTCAATTGAATCATCGTTCATTAAACGATATTCAACATCCTCTATCTTAAATCTTGTGCCTGAATTAGCACGGAATAATACATAGTCCCCTTCCTTACACCAAGGGCCAGTAGGAAATCGTTCCTTATCCAGATACGCAGTGCTACCTATATCCATTACAAGTCCAACGATAGACATAATAGTTTCGTTGTGCTTCTCTACAGGCGTCTTCTGAATATCTGTACCCTCATACGTTTCACTCACTTGTGGTAGTGCAACAAGTAAATGATACCCCACAGGTTTGGGCCTTTGCTGTTCAAACTCCCCATCTGATAAAGGAGCAATTTGTTCACGCATCGTCGTCTCCATCTACATAACTTTGAGCTAGCTCTTGCACAAGACGCAGCGCCTCGTTCATACCCTGAATATATCCAACAGCCTCAGTGTACGCTGGGTAATTTTTTGCTCCCCCCTCGGATAAAAAAATAGTTCGTGCAACCGCCGCCTCTTTTATACTGTCAGAAAGCACGTCAAATACTGTTCGTGCCATTATCCCTCCTTACTGAGGTTATTTTCTTTACTCTGCATCAGCTTTGCTATTTCAACTTCAAGTGTGTTATCAGCATTTACTTTCGCTGCAACGTCTTTACGTACATCACTCTCCTGATTACCCAGTACTTCTATTTCTTCCAAACGGAGTTTTTCTGCTGCAACTAGCGAGTCTACTTTATCCTTCGCTTCTTTGCGTTTCTGTTCCGCAACCTTTATCTCGGCGTCTGAAGCGTCTTTCATTTGTTTCCGTTGTTGCTCAGCTTGATCCAGTTGTATCCTAGCTTGCTCTAACTGGAACGCTGGGTCTTGCGCTTTCTGCTGTGCCTCTTGCTGTGCAGCTTGCTGCATATGCTTCTGCGTTACCTGTTTACCAGCATCAGCCATCATACGTGCAAGATTAACTTCAATTTCTTCAGGCAGGGGCTTATTAGGTGCTGGTAATGGAACTCCAATTTTCTCTTCCATTTCCTTACGGTAACGAAACCCTAAATGTTCCGCTATGTGCGCTTGCAAAGCCGCCATTATTTGCTGGGCTTGTGGATTCTGCCCGATTGTCTGTGCAACCATAGGATCTTGCATAAATACACTGTGTGTTGCTATATGCGCATCAGAATCTTGGTAAATGAACGCTTTGATCGGTTTCCCCACAAGCGCATTCATATTTTCACTCACTGGATCAACAGGCAATGTATCCTCGGATATAGGCACGAGTTTGTCTGCGTTCTTTACACCAAGAACCTCTATCATCTGACGATGTAACTGAGGTAGGTCGTAAATTTGTGGAGCAGATTGCGACAGTTGGTGTACCGCTTGGTACTGTACTACCCGCTGTGCCATCGTAGAACTGTTAGGGTCACTAACAGGGATAACATCAACCATAGCATAATCAGAAACTCTAGCAGATACTTCCCCCCGTTCAGGAACGTAACCATATTCTTGGGGGGCATACTCAGATATGATTTTCTTAAGTAGCTTAAACTCCTGCTTCATCGTGTAGTGCACACGAGCCTGAACAGCAGCCATAGGTTTAAGTGTTCGTTCCAGCAAAGCTAAGGTAGTCCCAACAGGAGCATTGGCAGACATATCAGAGATGTTCATATCACTGATAGCCCCAAGCCGCCTACCTTCAGTAGTTATCTCTGTCAACAGTGCGTGTAGTGTTGCGCTTGGCTCTCCATATGGTAGAGGCATCATGTTTTCTTTTATCGTCCCGCCAGGAACGTCAACATCTCTCCACTCTCCTGGTTCTATAGGAGTGTCATCTGACTTAATACGCAACCCCCGAGTTTTCACGCCCCCAGGAAGGTTAGATAATGTACCTGCATCAACCAATTGACGAATCAACGATGTCCCCGCCCGCGAGTACCCACCTATAATATGTATCAGCCCCAGTCCGTAAAACCCAAACCCTGGTATGTACACATAATGCACGAAGTGCTGTCGTTTTAACTGTTTCTCGTCATCTTCCCGCCAATTACGCCTAATTGCTAACACCTCGTTGTTTCCGCGTTCTATAGTTACAACATAAGGTCTAGCAATAGCATTTTCATCATCTGGATCGTCTTCAATTACAAGATCCGCATGCACTTCATACAATGCGTAACGATTATCTTCAGTAAGAACAAACCCACTATCCTTAGCTTTCTGCTCTTCAACATCTGTACGGTATTTTTCTGGCTCTCCAAGATCTACATCCTTATAGAACCCACTAGCCTGTAATTTCTTCAGTTCGTTTTTAGTTTTGCGCATAACGTGTGTAGCACGTTCCGCATTTTCAATCTGCGATTCCCCATAAGGAACTATTACGTCTTCGGCAGCTACATAAACTGCAGTCTGTCTGCCAATGTTTGGATCGAAGTAAATTTTCTTAAACGCAGACCCAGCTAAACCAAGACTGAATAACAATCGTTCATGCTCAGGACGGTACTCAACCATATTCTCGGTGAGTTCATAATTCATATCGCTCTTTACACGATTAGCTGCTTCTTCTTTTTCTTTAGTTTCATCACCAAGAACTTTAGTTTTCACCGGACCCATTGCAGGAAATGTTTCGCTCATTGTCTCTGCTTGGAATCGTATCGCCGCCTCTGCTAGAACGTTAGAATAAACACCACAAGCGCCATCCCAAGGCTCAGTACGTTCGTCATATTTAAATCCAAGTACCTCAAGTCCAGATATATATGCTTCCACCCATTCCCTACGCGCTACTATATCTGCCTCAACCAACTCTGAAATATCTGCAGCTAACAAATTCAGCTTGTCTTCCGGCATATACTCAGCAAGGTTAGCTTCGAACGGAGCGTTTGCCAACTCATCATCTGCTCCTTCATCTTCGAAGATTACTTCCACCCCACCATCTTCCAACTCTATAATTTCGTTTTCCCCTTCCTCAGGAAACTCAAATTCTAAGACGTTTATTTCAAACTCTTTGTCGTCTTCAATGTCTGGTGTTCGTAATGGTTTCTCTATGTTAGCCATTTTTAACTCCACGCATCCTCGTCATCGCCAGATGCTTCCCATAATCTATATCGCACTAAAGATTCCTCATCCACGATCAAAAACGTAGCATGCTGAATCTCAGAAAACTCTCTCCACTGCGTTTCGGTAATGTCTGAGGGTAGCTCATACATTAATATATCCTCACTCTCCCACCACGGGAGTATTCTTTTGGTAGTGTTATGTTTACATCTCTTTTTTTATCCAGCCCAAATTGACGCATCATTACGTTGCCCGCTGCTCTTGGACTCTTGAGCATAGCGGGTAGATTACTTAGGAATTCTTTCACAGACAGTTTTTCTCCCTCCCACTCCCAATCATACGTATCTTTTATCTCTACTGTGCCGTCAGGAAGCTTAGTGGCGACATACTGCCCTAAAGTTGTCTGCACTACATATCCCGGTTTTGAAAAACTATCCCTAATTGTCTCTAACGTACCTCGTTGGGGCACGTAATGATGCTCACCAAGTCGTACATCTTTACCATAATCCCTATAATCAATAGATGTTCTCCCCCTCGTTTTTTCATAAGAAGCTACTTTCTTTCTCGCTCTCTCTACATTTTCATCATACTCTGCTTCGTACTCGGCAGGATCTTTAATGCGCGTGGGCCACTCTTTATGCCACCGCGCATTATTTCGCATAGCCTGCGCTTTCCCATCTTGCCAAGCTTTTAATGCCCTTCGCGCCTTCGCCTCATCTATATCGTTCCAATCACTACGCTCAGATACTTGCCTTCGCATATACCCTAATTCTCTAGGGGTAAAATCTTTCTCGGTTACTGGCGCTCTTTTCCCAACTAAATTTTCTGCAAAGATCCGCATATTAGTAGGTATAGCTTTATATAAATCAGTAATACCGGCCATCAGTAATACCCTTTTCCTCTATGTCCTTTAAAATAACGCACCTCATCTTGTTCGTCAGAGGGGAGTCGTATGAACCCACCCTGCCTAAATCTCATCAGCGCCATCACTGTGCTATCAACCAAGTCATCGTTCGACATGAACGGAAATCCTGCAATCTCTTCAATAACTTCCTCTGCCCAACGCTTCTGAGGCATCCAAACTAACCCCGACTTCACGATGTCAGCCACGGAATTTAGCCGCGCTGTCTTGTCTCCAGTGCCCCGGTGTGGAGTATACTCCGAAACAGGAATACCCATCCGACGAAGTTCTTGGTACAGGGCAATACCAGAACTCTTTTTCTCCACTATCAACGAGTCTGGCTCCCAGAGATTGTACTGCTCCAGAGCCAGCACTTTCAACTCAGGAAACTCCAATCGCCGCTTGATGGAATTGAGCAAGATAATATTATACGTCTCCTCCTCTGTATCGAAGAACACTCCCCAGGTAGTGAGCGCCGTAAAGTCAGCACGAGTCGTCCTCTCCGACGCTGTATCTAAGGACATTATAATGTACTCACATTTAGGCGGCTCAGCTGCTTCCCATACTCTCCACCACTCTCGTTTCACAATTGCCGCTTCTTCTGCGGTAGGATTCTGCTGAAATTGAGCATTCCACTGAAATAGTGGCATCGAAGCTTTAGTCTTGTGCAGCGCATCAAGATCAAAAAATTCCGGCCACAGCGCTTTTTCAACGCCTTCTATATCCAATATCGCGGGAAACTCCACCACCTCATACTGATCTGCCTTCGGAGTCGCCATATCCTTCATCAACCGCCCAGTCAGATCGTCCATGTGCCAGCGAGTTTGCACGACCGCTATAGCTGCGTTGGGCATCAACCGGGTCCGTGCACCGAACGTGAACCATTGGTACGCCCGGTCAAAGACGGTGTAGTTGCCGTTAATTATATCCTGCTCAGAATGAGGATCGTCAATAATAAGGAGGTGAGCACCGCGACCGGCCAACGCTGAACCGACGCCGCATGCGTAGTACTCCCCTCCGAAATTCGTATTCCACCGACCAGCACTTTTGCTGTCGTATGCAAGGGTAACGTTCGGGAAAATAACCCTATACTCGTCAGAATTGATTAGGTTTCTTACTTTACGACCAAAATCCACCGCCAAGTCCGTTGTATGGGACGCCATGATGACCTTTTTTGTGGGGTTCCTCCCCAGATACCACGCTGGGTAGAATATTGAGTCCATCTGACTCTTGCCGTGCCGTGGGGGGATATTTACGCATATTCTGTTCATCTCCCCCCGTTCTATCGCCATCAGCATGTCTGCAAGGATCTTATGGTGTTTACCTACTATATAGTCCGACTGCATGCGCTGACAAAACACCAGGAAATCATTAGCAGCTGCTTCATTACGTGTCCGCGCATCAAGCTCGTCCACCATTCTATCTATCTCTGCTATCTCCTCCGGAGAATACTTATCCAAGTTATTCAGCATGAGCTGAAGCTCATCAGCGGTGAACACCTCCTCTCCTTGAGGCATAAGCGCAAGATCACCCACGATGCTTACCTTCTCTCTTCTCTACAGTGTCCATTACCTCATCGAAGCCACTGTCCTTCTCCTGCAGCGCAGCCATCATCTCATTGCCTGTAAGCCCTAACTCTGCATCTATGTTGATCTCCACCTGATCAATTATCACCGCATCCTCTGCATCCTCAACGCCCAGCAACTTATCCAGCTTCCCCCGCAGCTTTTTCCTAAGATCCGCTGTACTCTGGTGCGTAATTGTAACCTCCGACTTTTCAGCAAACAGCCCCACATCAGAAATCTTACCTAGCAGCTCCAACGCACGTATACGTATGCGGGGATCAGGATTCTCCGACTCCAATAAAAGTTTGTTAGTAACTAGATAGCGTAGCTCGGCTGCACTCTCAGCCACTGAATGCCCAAACTCCTGTAGAATTGAATTCACCATGATCATGGTGCCATTAGATAGGGCCGCTACTCTCGTATTATTACACCGTTCTGACACTGTAGCGGGGTCTTGTGCGTAGGCAACTGCAAGCGCGGCTGCCAAATCCTTATCTTCCTTAGTGATCTCCTCCAGAGTCAGCCCCAGCTTTTGCAGCTTATCAAGTGTCTGGCAGACCGTCGCCGCCCGCTCCTTCAGGTCAATATATGACTCTTTAAGAGGAAACGCTACGCCAATATCTGGCTCGATTACTATTTTAGGCATCCTTACCCCATAACTGCATGTTTTACGCTACGCCCCAGTGCTTGTATTTTTTTATCCATATCTTCTGGCTTATTCTTATCAACAAAGGCACCGATAGCGTATTTTGTACCATCTGGTTTTAGTGCATGTACTTCTACCATCGTATAGTCTTCAGAGAAGGTATACCCTTTTTCTGGGCTTACTTTACTGGGTAACGCTACTGCTGCACCAAATAAGAAAGTGCGTCTTTTCATCTCCATCTCCTAAAAAGAGGGGACTACATAGGCGCAGCCCCCTAAATTACTCAGTCAGGAGGTGACTGAGCGTACTTTCTTCACCCCACCTCACATTTTTACACACTTTTCCTTTTTTTGTTATACTTATCAGGTATCAACCCCACTACATGCTCAACGCTTCATACCCTATGAAACTCATAAGGTTCGCCTATTTCACTGATCGAACGCTGGGACAACTTCATCACCAAGACAAAACGTGGTGGACTATTGAACGTCCTTGGCTCGATAACCAGCCAAATGTCTCCTGTATCCCAACAGGCACTTACCCGCTGGAAAGAGTTGATTCCCCCCGCTTTGGCCCAAGGATGTGGCAGATTAGTAGAGTTCCTGATCGTACTCATATTCTTATCCACGTTGCTAACACTGCTGATAACGTTATGGGCTGTGTGGGTCTTGGAACGGGTCTTTATGGGGATCTGGCAGGTGTTGCAAGTAGCCGGAACGCGATTACTGCGTTTTATGATCTCACTTCTAAAAGCGAAAACTACTCGATAATAGTCATAGATGGCGTAATAAAAGAAGAGTAGCCCTCCGACCGCGTTTCCTAAATATAATAAAAAATTTTTTGGTGTGTCCCTTTCTTTATGTGTTTTTTCTGCTCTGTAGCCCTTTGTTTATGTGGGCTGCAGGATTATCCAGTTTTTACGCAAAAATTTTGGTGAAACGGAATTTTGAAAAATTAGTGATTATTTGTCCAGAACAGAGTTCTGTGTGTTCTAGTGGAGTCCCTCTTTTATTTTGGGGGTCCGGGATAGGGTGGGTCGCTAATTCTCCCAAAACATGCCCTGCCGTGCGCCATAGTTTTATCTCATGAGATAAACTGCTTTCCAATCTATTCCGGCTCACTATGTTACATATAATAACGTCCTATGGTTTAATGTGCTTACTCAATCGGGTGATTGAGTAGAAGTAACTACCTTAAACCATTGCGGAGTAAATCCAATGAAGAGAGGAGAACGAAAACTAACGTTTGTCGACGTTCCCGGCGTTAAACAGGTTCTGACAGTTCAAGCGATTGAAGTAGCTGAACCTATAGCGCTAAGCTTAACCGTTGATGACATTATGTATCTCGACGATGTAAAGACTGCATTAAAGGGCAGCAACGAATTGCCCTCTTTTTGCAGCGACACCAACGGCGAAGCGATTGTGGGCCAGCTAGTTGACTGGCAAGTTAGCGCCACTCACACTAGCGCGCACGCCAGTAGACTAAACGATCTTCTTGCAGTTGAGATATTGGAGGGACGTTTGGATATGCGCATTCTTTGTGGCGTTAAGGTTGCCAGAGCGAATAATCTGGCCGTCAGCTATAACGCCTTTCGCGCTATGTATGGAATGACCATGGAACCGGCATTAGCTGCTATGAGTATGATTTCATGCAGCGAAGCCGATGACATTGGCAAGGCAGAGGGGGCATTGTGGCGCAAGATGAATAAGCGCACTAACTCATTCATCCATAACACGCGCCGATCAGCTTGTTCCCGCTGGAACCTCGACCCGGAGACACTCGCACCGATTGTCGAAGTACCGGAACCCTCTGGCGAATCGGATCCCCCCGGCGAATCGGATCCCCCCGGCGATCCCAAAGGCGCAACATTGCCCGATGGGTCCGATGTTTCACCGGAGGAGACTCAAGTTCCCGTTACGCCTGAGGTAAGGTTCTTGAATGCCTGCGTCAATTTGAAGGAGATCTTTAGTTTAATCACTTTAGAGAACGGTACAGGTATTGACTTAGTAGGATGGTGGGACGACGCATTCCCCAAGCTAGTCGCTAATGCAGAAGATCTTGTTAAGCGGCAAGACGCAGCGCGCAAGGCGCGTGCTTTGGACGCAGTGTATGATGACTCCCTTAAACTCACCTAGTATTTAAACTCACTTTGGGGCCGGCTTACATAGCGGCCCCGCTATTTTGGAGTACAACTTATGCAGATCAAAATACATGGAAACAAACAGGATGGATATTCTATAAACATCATCCAACATGGCAAAGTAATTGCCTCCGCGACTGAGAGCAATAAGCGTCGAGCCTATCGCCATGCTTATGGCATGGTCTGGCAATTGCAGCATGATACACCGATGCGCCAAGTCGGTGCTATTGAATGGTCGCGCTATACCATCAAGGAAAACTAGCAGCATTTAAACTCACCTAGTATCCGCCTCGGCTATTTATTTAGTCGAGGCTTTTTTTTGTCTGCAATTTATCTCCTGAGATAAATTTATCACGCAGTTACTTAGTATCTTTGGGTAGGCTCTTGATACCAGTTCCTTATGAAGCGTTGAGTGTATGGTGCCCTCGATACCAGTTCCTTATGAAGCGTTGAGTGTATGGTGCCCTCGATACCAGTTCCTTATGAAGCGTTGAGTGTATGGTGCCCTCGATACCAGTGTTGAGGATGTAAAGACATGACGTGTAAGGCTTTTCCAATGCAGAGCATAGCTCTGTCATGTTTATCTCATGAGATATGTCACGTATCCTCATCAAGCTCCGATGCAACTACATAATCCGCAATCAGTTCCCGAATCACATCAGCGCGGCTGCGTTGCATATCCGCACATAAAATATCAAAAGAAACTGCAAGGTACTCAGGAACCTGCACTATCCATTGCTTGATGGCCCGACCACTAATAGGATGTGTATCGTTTGGCTTGCGGCGCATATCTGCTCTCCTATACGTATCTATATATATTAAACTTAAGGCACCTGTTTAACAAGCCATTTTTTAATGTTCCGGCTACAGCCCGCATGGATACTGGGTTTAGCTTCCTAATGTTCCTAATGTTCCTGTAATGTTCCGTTTTATTCTGAAGAAAGGTACAATCTTGTTTTATGCTCTGCGGTGCTCTGCGGTGTACAGAGATAGCAGGAATTAGGGCAAAAACCCTCTAATAATAATAATAAATGATAATGTTCCTTAATACCCCACAATTGAGAAGCGACATTTTTGCCTGCCTTCTCCCTCCCACATCTTGTGTAAACGCATATATGGTGTGTACGTAGAAATTTTCGTTCAATATATAGCTTTGGAACATTACTGCAAAATCAAGGGCTTAAAATATAGGGTACGGTACATTACCTACAAGCCCCTGTTTATGCGACCTCGTTGTCAAGTCGTTAGGTACGAAAACGGAACATTAGGGTACAAATGGAACATTACCCTATTAGATCATCCCCGTTCGTATCCTCTCTCGTCCTCCCATGCAATATCTAACACTTTCCCAACGATTATTTTTCGTGACCACCCCCATTTTTTCGCTCTTTTACAGAGGGGCGCACACGTGCCCAACTAAACAGCAAGCCGCGTAACACAACAATATGAAAGGACACGATTTGACACAGCAGTATAACTTATGATATAATATGTTCTTGTGAGTGAGAAAGTTCGCTCGCATGTTGGCTGCACGTTTTTGCAGACAGCAACGTTGGCTGCACGTTTTTGCAGTTACAAGCACTTAAATTTATCTCATGAGATAAATACAGGAGAACTACCTATGACTAATCGCAATAGTCGAAGTATCGCTGCTAGTAAGCAGTATCAACAAAATCTCGCTCAAGCATGTGCCTCAATGGACAGGCTGGTGCTGGATGACAACGAATTTACACAGGAGGACGCTGAAGAAGCTAAAGCGTGTATCAGGAGCATGAGTGCAACGGAGATTGCAACGGAAGGCATGGTGAGTCGCGAGTACGCAGATACGATGGGCCATCGTTGGAGCGCAGCAACCTGCACATGGAGGCCGCGCCGATGAGAGATAGCTTAGCCCTACCTATACAACAGCTGCCGTTGATTACGCACTTGGGGTATGAGCGCGTAGTTGAGGTCAAAGATATGGCGTTCCGCATAAAGTTCGTCATGCGCAGGGATAGAGTTGACTACCTCCCTGCTAATATCCGACACACTATTGCAACCACGTATGGTGTGCTGATGAATAAACAATTTCACCGGGCGTTCGACGCTGCGGTAGCGCAGCATTTATCTCATGAGATAACCAAAACAGGAGAAGCATAATGGGGCAAAAAGAACGTGACGAGAACATGAGTGCAACGGAGAAGAAGCAACTACGCAAGCTGGTGCTTGCACAAGCGAAGGAGATAGCCGACCTCAAGCAGTATCTGCCTAAGTTATCTCATGAGATAAATCTCATGAGGTATGAGATTTATGAGATGCAGGAAGTTAGATTGTACAAGCTCAATAAAGGTGATGAGTTCTTTCATCATGGTCATTGGTATACAGTTCACCATCATGACGGACGAGTAACCCATACACGAACTAAGGTAGGTCGTGAGAAGTATCATTCAGTTTCCACACTCGTGAAGATTCGATGTTACAGGCGCGGCCTCCAGGAGCAATTTCGGGTATATCAAGGCGATGGCATAAAGTGGGAGATTGGTGAAGATGATGGGCAAGAGTGGGTAGAAGAAGCACACCAAAGATGGGACTAGGTCGTGTATACAAACGCTGGCACGCCAGCAAGGAGAAGCATAATGAGGCAAAAAGAACGTGACGAGAACATGAGTGCAACGGAGCTATACAAACGCTGGCACGCCAGCAAGGAGAAGATGACTATGAGTAAGTTCAGTAACCTGGACATTGTGTTTAGAAAACTCAAGAAGAAGCAACTACGCAAGCTGGTGCTTGCACAAGCGGAGGAGATAGCCGACCTCAAGCAGTATCTGCCTAAGTTATCTCATGAGATAAATCTCATGAGAGATGAGATTTATGATTGGAATGAGCGGCTCGACCGCCGCATCACTGAAGCAATTCAGGAAGTAACTGACGATTGTGAATTCCTTGCACGGCAGAAACAACAGGAGTTTCATGATGAGTTGGTTTGATGAGATGACTCAAGCACAGCAAGATAAATTCACAGAAACAGAGGAGGAAGTATTATCAGCGTTCCTTGCAGCATTAGAGGAAGCGGGAAAGAAAGAGCGAGAGGAGCATCCCTGCGAAGTAACGTGGCAAGCGTACGTTGCGTTTGAAAGACTGCGAGGAGGTGAAAAATGAGGCGAGGAGGAAGAGCGGAGTTTGTTCATTAACGTTCTCCTGTAAGAACTGGTATCACTGGTATCAAATTTATCTCATGAGATAAAGGAGGGGTAAGAATGGCAACAATATTAGAAGAACTGCAAGACCGACTGGACTCTCTCGCAGAGAGAAAACTTGCAATCGACAATGAGGAAACAGAGTTGAGCGAGATTATTAGTAAGGCGCTCGTTGGTGAAGTTGATAAAGATGCTATGCCATCAGTAGAGGCTTTGAGCTTACAAGCTAAAAACAACCAGATGGAGGCAATTAAAGCGTTACGTGCAGCCACAGGATGGGGGCTACGCGAGAGTAAGTTTATGATTGATTGCATTGTGGAGTTTTGGCCGAGGCGTTCTTATTTCAGGAGGAATGATAATGAAACTATGGGGCGTAAGCAGTGAAGCGTTAGTACGCGTAGTAAAGGAAGTATCTAAGAAGAAATATAAAGGGAATCTTGTACTCCGCGGGCCAGAACAACAAGGGAAGACTGCGATACTGCATGACACCATTGAAGATTGTGAAACATCTGTTGAGGAATTAACAGCTGCGATAACCTTCACTCTCCGTGTAATAGATAGTCGTGGTATTGGAGCACATATCGCTGCATCGGGGCGAAGAAGTACGAGTCTATGCTGGCATGGGCATAGGGATGTAATGTGGGAACTGTTTCATAGGTTCCCTGAAGCGCGGTTAAAATCGCGGGATGCTGACTATCATGGAGTAGCTGAATTTCTTTTAACATATGAAGAAACGGGAGAAGAAGCAATAGCACTTAATATTTACAATAAAATTGGTTGTCGTAAAGAGCAATGCAAATGTAATGATTTATCTCATGAGATAAAACAGGAGGATAACGGGCCTATAAAGATAAAGTGGAGGGAGACAGGAGGAAAATATGAGTGAACATGGCATTGAACATAAACGTAGTCAGAAGTTAATAGACCATGCCTACGCAGTTGCGAAGAAGGCACACGAAGGGCAGGAGAGAAAATATACAGGTGAACCCTATATCACACACCCAGTAGCCGTAGCTAACATCTGTGCTATGGTGACAGATGATGTGGATATTATCTGCGGTGCATTACTGCATGACACCATTGAAGATTGTGAAACATCTGTTGAGGAATTAACAGCTGCGGGGTTAGGTTGGGGCATCATTGATGTAGTAGTAGGGATGACCGATATATCTAAACCAGAGGATGGCAATCGTGCTACACGTAAGGCTAAGGATCGTGAATTCCTTGCACGGCAGAGACAACAAGTACACACGGTGAAGTTAGCCGATGTTTTGCACAACGGTAAGGATATTTCAGAGAACGATCCGAGGTTCGCGAAGGTCTACATGCGGGAGATATCTTTGCTTGTGCCATTCCTTAGTAAAGGGAACATCATACTACATGAAGCCGCAGTCCATATGCTGGAGGAGTATTGGAGCGGTGAACACAGAAACTTTCAACGTAAGTTAGATTTTTTAGAGCCAAAAAATTAAGTAAAACAGGAGGACGAAGGATGACAATGCGAGAGTACATTAAGAAGCATAAGGATGAAATAGATCGCTACATAAGGAATGTGTTAGACATGCCCGACTTCAAGATCAACAATGAAGAGCGGGAAATTTGGGTCCGAAATGACCTAGCACTGTATGAAGATGCAAAAACAGAAGGAGTAAAAGTATGAATAACTTACTGCAAGAAGCACCACAGATCGAAGCAATATCTATTAGCAGTTCAGCTATGCTAACGGAGCATACCCAAGGGATATGGACAGGGCGTAAGAAAGATAAGAGAGCGTCTACCCAAGTGAACGACGACAATAATGCTGACGCGGGTGTAGCGAACGTGTATAAAGCTCTTTTGGGATCATCCCCTGATCTCAAGGCGGTACAGAACTTTGCTCAAAATGCACGTAACTCGCATTACAGTATGACCCTACCGTGGAGCGCAGGCTTCCAGCTCTTACCCGTCGCGCAATACTTCAGCTACCATAAACAGATGACTGCATTCCAAGTAGAGTTTTATCGGTTAGTTGACGTGTTCATGCAGGGGTATAAATGGGCAGTTGTACAAGCGGAGAGTAAACTCGGTGATCTGTTTAACCGAAATGAGTATCCAACCGAAGATGCAATCCGAAGTAAGTTTTACTTCAACGTGAACTATGTTCCGCTACCTGAAGCGGGGGATTTTAGACTGGATATTGGCAATGAAGAAAGAGCCGCATTGGAAACTCATTACAATGATTACTATTCCAAGCAACTCACGGGAGCTATGAACCATCTGTGGAATAAAGTTTATGACGTACTCACTAAGATGAGCGAGCGTCTTGACTACGGTGATGGGGAAGTAAAGAAAGTCTTTAGAGATTCTCTCGTTACTAACGTACTGGATGTAGTGGATCTACTTACTTTATGTAACGTAACTGAGGATTCTCAATTGGAGCAGATGCGTATGGACTTAGAGGTTGCATTACGTGGTGTATCTGCAAGTGGCTTGCGTGAAGATGCGGGGCTACGTCGAATGACTAAGCGTAGTGTAGATAAGATGATTGATAGCTTGCCAAGCTTGAAAATTTCATGAGATAAATACAGGAGAACGATGATGACAGCAACAGCAATAGCAACAGCAACAGCAACAGCAACAACAGCAACAACTCAACGAGTAAAAGTACCAGCAAAGGAGAAAGCGTCATGATGGCTAGGCTTCTTCTTGTAGCTGCGGTGGTTGCTATCTGTATAGGAGCTATTACCCAGGAAAGTATGGTACTCGCACTGGGTATACTTCTATCTATTTGGGCTGAGGTATGGGGCACACAGGAAAAACTATGTTCAATAGAAGAACACTTGTGTGCAGATATATCAGCGTTAACTCTATCCCTGCGCATATGGGGGGATATAAAAAAAGAGGAGGCAGAACGTAACTTTGAAAATGAGTTAGATTCACTAGAACCAAAACAGGAGAACGAAGTATGAATCAAGCACAAAAAATGTACGCTTTAAGTTTAGAACAAATTATGCAAGCTATCCTTATTGGGGGGACTGAACGGACGGTACTCGTTCAAGGGCATATGGGCACAGGTAAGAGCACTATACTGCCCATGTTAGGGGAAGAGCTGACTCTCCACACACAGTGTTATTTTGATGGCACTACCAAAGACCTTGGGGATGTTATGATCCCTAACATATCTGTGTTGGACGACAGCTCTAAAAAGTTTGTTACCTTTGCTACCAATGAAGAACTTGGTATGCACCTTAGCAAGCCAATTATCCTTATGATAGATGAGTATGGTAAGGCCCCTCGTCCTGTTCAAAATGCACTAATGCGTCTGATGTTGGAACGTAAGATTGGTTCATATACGTTACATGAAGAAAGTATTGTATTCGCCAATACTAACTTAGCTGCGGAAGGCGTAGGTGATATGATGCTCCCACACCAATGCGATAGGATTTCTATTATCACTTCTCGCAAGCCTGATAATAAAGAGTGGATCATATGGGGAGTACAGCATGACATAGACCCCATTATGTTAAGTTGGTGTAAGGACAACCCACAGTTGTTCCATTCGTTTGAGGATGTTGAGAACCCTGAAGACAATCTGTATATCTTCCATCCTAAGAGACAATCGCATGCGTTTGTTACCCCAAGATCCTTACATGCAGCATCTGACTGGATGAAGAAGCGGGGGCAGCTTGATGACCAAACACTTTGTGCTTTGTTGATGGGGACTATTGGGGATCGTGGAGCAATGGATCTTATGGCATACGTTAAGCTAGCGGATCAACTACCAACCACAGAAGCTATTAAGCAAGATCCTCACAATGCGCGGGTGCCTGACTCTGACGCTGCTGTATGTATGGTTGTTTATAGGGCGTTAGCGTCTATCGAGCGGGACTGGGTATCTCCGTGGGTGGATTACATGCGGCGATTGGATGCTGAAGCACAAGGACTGTTTGCTAATGGAGTACGCGCAGATGGGTATGATAAGAAGCAGTTCATTTATCAGAATAAGAAATTCGCTCAGTGGGCAATGGACAATGGCTATATGTTCAGCGCCGACAAAGCATAATTTATCTCATGAAATAAACGTGACCAAGGAGAAAGCAATGGACGTAAATCCTAAAGATGTGATGCGTGGTAGATATATGACGTTGACGGAGGTAGTTGATATATTGCCCGTATCGAAGGCAACGATATACAGACAAATACGGTTAGGGAGGTTCCCCCGCCCTAGACGATTTGGGGCGGGGATGAGTATATGGATAACACAGGAGGTTATGGACTGTATAGATAACTTACCCGTATCAAATATGAAAAACCCAAGAATACGTAAACAGGAGAACGAAGATGTTAAGAATAAATAGTGATTTAACAGCGGAGCAGCGGCTTACCAAAGCTGTTGTAGCAATAATGGGTAAAGATAGGTACGTAGCTTTATCGGGAATACTTATGATAGGGACACGTAACGTTGTCGATACCCCTGAAATAATAAAAATATTTGCAGGGAGGCCGGTGTTTACTGCTTGCACTAACGGACGTGATGAGAAGTACGGCAGAGAGTTTATCGAGTTGCTTACTGACGCAATGCTGCGGTATCTTGTACTGCATGAAAACTATCATAAATTGTATAAGCACTTAGACACATGGAAAGTCCTCCATGATGAGAATCCGTATTTAGCGAATTGCTCTTGTGATTACGTTATTAACCTGAAAATTTCTAACGATAATACAGATGGGTTTGCTGTTATGCCCGTAGATGAAAACGGTAAGCAGATGGGTTTGCTGGATACAAGATTTGAAGGTATGAACTCAGGTCAAGTGTTCAAAATCCTCAAAGAAGAAGCTGAAGACAACGAGGATGAGGATGGTGACGAAGGAGGTGGAAGTACAGGTGACGGCCCCCCACAAAATGGACAACCGGGGGGAGGTAAAGGCACATCTAATGGGGTGGGAAACAAAAATGCTACACCAGGTGATGGCGACGATGATGATGACACTGAAGGATCTTCTGAAGCTGGAACTGGAACTGGAACTGGAACTGGTGGGACTGGAACTGGTGGAACTGGTTTTGATGAACATGATTGGGACGGAGCTGAGTCATTAACAGAATCAGAAAAGCGGGCGCTTGATCGAGACATCGACGAAGGGATAAGGCAAGGTGCGTTGCTAGCAGGGAGTACAGGGTCTGGCAATGGAGAGAGGGAATTTGGGGATCTCCTAAAAGCGCAGATACCCTATCAAGAAGTATTGCGGGAATTCATGAACGAGAATTGCGTGGGTAATGATTTAGCTACATACCGTAGGCCCAACAGAAGGTTTATGTCCATAGTTGATCATGTGTATTTACCCAGCGCATATAGTGAGCGAATAGGCGATGTCTGTGTAGAGATCGACAACTCTGGATCTATTGGGGATGACGACTTGCGAGATTTTATGTCTGAGTTTAAGTTTATCTGCGATACGTTACGCCCCCACTGTGTTCGGGTTTTGTATTGGGATACTGAAGTAGTCCACACTGAAGTATATCGTGATGAGGAAGTAGCTCAATGTATTGAGACTACACGACCTCGTTACGGTGGGGGAACTGATGTTCGTTGTGTAGCGCAATACTTACAGGAGAAAAATATAATTCCGCAGGTGCACATCGTATTTACTGATGGCTATCTGTATGGTGGGTGGGGGGACAAGTGGAATGCTCCGCTGCTTTGGGTTATCAAAGGCAACCGAAAGGATATTCCAACAGTAGGTAAATATGTATATCTTAAAAATGAGGTGGGGTTATGAGCATAGATGACGACATCTACGGTCTAATCCACAGCCAAACGAGAAACTTTGGATGCAAGAGTAACGAAACTAGAGGAGGATAAACTATGAACTATGAGCGGATACTAATATCTGATATGGATGTATTTAATGTAGATATCAATACGGACACAGGTACTGAAGCAGCGTTGCGCGTGTTTGCTAAGGCTATTCGGGAGCAACTACGTGGAGTTCGGTTTGCTAAGTATCGGTCCAGCGATACCTACATGCTTTATGTGTACTATCCTGATGATGTATTTCCTTTAGGTGCAATAAGCTATAGCGACATGAAAATGAAGGGAGTACATCCTAGAACGTTTAATGTAAGTTCTCGGGCAATTGTTAACAAGCGGTTTGATGATTGCAGGGAGCAGTATCATATGGTTATGTCAGGTAATATGGATAGGGCAGTAAAAAACGCATTGAAGTATCTTAGGATGTACACGCTACCTGAAATGATGGGAACAGTAATAGCTGCCTTCTTACGTGCGGCTAGTAACTACACATATGTAATAAGGAGTGAACGAAATAAAGTTTTTAGTGAAGTTAACATGGATCTTTTTTCGCCTTCTACTCCGTTGCGGGGTGCACTCTTACGAGAAATGCAATTTATGCTGGACGAACATAAGTTTTACGACTCCTCAGTAAAAGATGTTATAGCAAGAATGTTAGAAGTGTACGGGCGATGCGATCTTGAGGAACGTTTTGCTTCTGGATCGTTTTGGTTTGTTAGGGCAAAACAAGATGGCTCATTTGACACCATCTATAAGAAGGAAAGCGGTGATCCTAACGAGGAGCAAAAGGCATACGCTCCTGATACAGTTCCCGAAGTAATGGCGCATAGGCTAGCTATTTTAAGCATCAATAACTCCGAAACATATGTAGGTGGGATAGGCTACCGTTACTGTAACGACCTGTACTTTGTTTATGATAAGGAAGCACCGGAGAACATGAATTGACGTTCGATGACCAACTAGGTGCGCCTATCGAAAAGGTTGTGAGATACGAACTGTATGCTTTCCAGAACACCAATGGTTCACAACAGAGGCATAGAAAATGAATCGACAGCTTTCAAGCAAGATGCTAGGCGCTATCAAAGCAATCCGCGAAGACTTCACAACCGCTAACGAACATGAGCAAGAACGATGGGGCCATCCAATTTCGTCGATCTCTTGGGATGACGAGAAGTATGGAAACCGCAACACGATGAATGCTCTGTTGCGGAGAGGATTGATTGAAATTGTCAGGACCAATCACCACCACTTTGACCGAGCCAAAACATATAACTACGGCAGGAATACCAAGTACGTGGCAGCAAGCTATACACAACACCACATTAGACCGACTACAGACCATCAAGGCGAATGGATATGATGGCTAAAACGGCAGCAGACATCTGCAAAGCCAAGGTTGATGGTCGCAGATGCAGACAATGGGCAAAGGCTAACGGCTATTGTCATTCAACGATACTTTGACTCGCACTATGGCGCTCGATACGGCGATGAGGGTAGCCAATACCTGTCAGGTGGATCCGGTATCGATGACGCCTACAGACGCTATAACGGGCCTGTAAGGATTACTGCGCGGTCTTGGGTAGACTGGCAGTTAACTAAAGAATTGTTACCACAAATACTTGACCGGCATTGTAGCGAACTATGCCATTACGATAACTAGGAGACTACCACATATTGGAAGGGAACAAACATGACTAATATACACATTTAGGTACGTTTATACAACGTACCCAACAAGACTTGAGCTACCTAGAGTAGTATGGTAAGGTAGCATCGGCAAGAAAGGTAAACCCATATAACGATCATGGGGCTGAAGCTATTTCTCCCTAAATTCACTGATAGGGTGTGAATGCAATGCTCGTATGTCCTACTACGGTTACCCCAAAAACTTCATGGCCGTAGTAGGGGCAAGGTCGCGCTTCAGGGTAACTAAGAGCGACTAAATGCGAGCGACCCTGCTTTATCTCATGAGATAAATTTTTGGAGAGCACTTTACTTCATTTATCTCATGAGATAAATTTGATACCAGTGATACCAGTGATACCAGTGATACCAGTTCTTACAGGAGAACGTTAATGAACAAAATGAAGCCCAGACGGGTATCATTCCTCGCCTACGATGCATATCATTCCATCAACCTACTTCAAGCTATGCTAGCTACCCGTAGTAACAGAAACGATAAGGGGCGTATAGTTTGGGAAGCTTCTGAACAGGAAGCGGAAGCAGTTTTCTCTATACTAAAGGGCAAGTATCCAGCTCTGAAGCTAGTAGGCTACGTCTTTATACTTATCGCTTCAGGTAAAAACATTACGCCAGTGACCTTGCTCATTGAGGAAGGGGAAATGGAGGAAAACCTCTATGCGTTCTAAGGTATTTTTGGGTCCTACCCTATACCGTAGCACCCCCCAAAAGAGGGCAAAATGAGAAATAAACGCAAACATCATGTTCTAAAAAAGATAACCCCCCGCCCATTTGAAAGCGATATACATAGATTTCTTTGCGGCAGAAACGAACCCCACCCTGTTCCTACGCAAGTAAAACGAGAAGGACTTTGCGTACGATGCGAACGCGTAGCTAAAGATGAGCACTAGACATAAAAAAGAAGCACGTTCACGTAGGAAATTAGCGTACGAGCGGATGTGGGCATAGCGTATTTTAATGCAACGCAAAAACCGAAAACCTAACCCGAAGAAAATACCCACGATTAATCCACGTGGGTATTTAATAGGTTGGTATAAGGTTACTTACACCAATGCAGAAGCAATGGAATTAGCAGAACAGTATTTGAAGCAGCGAGGCTCTAACAATACTGTAGCAGCGGGCTTATTACCGGAGGAAGAATAGTGACCACGTATGGGTACACTAAAAAGATAGATAATTTAGCTATGGAACGAGAGAAAATAGCCAGAGATACAGAAGAGTTTCTAGCTAAAGGTAATGAGATCCTCTACGTTCCCACAGGATTGAGCGGCATAGGTGTAAAGTTGACTCCACAGAACATAAAAGCATTAGGAGAAGTAGGGAATAAACGAAGAGCAGGAGTGAAATAAATGCCAAGCGCAAAAGAAATAGCGAAAAATTTTAAATTCTTACGACAGGAACTAATGGCAGGAGTTACGTTTAAAGTACTCTCGCCGGGATTTGATCAGCTAGTAAGTGAAGTTTTATGGGAACTGAATAACATAAAGCCTACGTTCCATGAACTCAATTGCCATAAGATCTGGTGTAAATCTCTTGATGCAAGCTGTGGTAATCTAAAAGTAGCAGCGGCGAATGTTGCCGCCTACGAAGATTGGGTAAAGGAGCGAGAGAAATAATGACTACACCAGAAGCCAAAGTTAAAAAGGTTGTAGTAAAACAACTTAAGGAGTTAGGTTGCTACTATTTCTATCCAGTGACAGGTGGGTATGGACGTAGCGGCGTGCCAGATATTATAGCTTGCTTTAACGGTAAGTTTATTGGCATAGAATGTAAGGCGGGAAAGAACAAACCTACGCCACTACAGGAAAGGAACATAGACGAGATCAATGGCTGTAACGGGCTTGCCATCGTTGTTAATGAAGACAATATGCACGAAGTGGCAAACATTCTACGGCGAAATCAAGAACCTTTTTTAGAATCTGTAAGTGATGCACTGGATTATGCTTGTGAATTACTGGCAGTAGCTAAAGCTCCGCGTAAAGCAAAAGAAATCCGCACAGAAATAATGAGCGGGGCATGGACTAGAAAGATTCTTACACGCCAAAAAACTCCTCAGCAAGAATTATTCTATGCAGTAAAACACGGAAAAACTTTAATCGGCCTCAATGGGCACGATTTACGCTGCGGTCAATGTAAAACCCTAAAAACTGTAAGTACTATAGATCACTTTGACACTACTACAATAGATTTATTAGCCACGTGTAAATGCGGTACAACGTTAATACAGAGAACAACTAAGCAAGCGCAGGTGGAATGGGAGGAAGGAAAATGGATAAACAAAATTACATAGAGCTAAGAAGAACTGAGGATATTACAGAGATTACTTTTGAAAATGGAGATACTTTTACATTTATTTCTTGCGATGCTGATTCTGAACCAACGCCAGTAAGTGGAGCAGAGAGGGATAAAGATGGATAAGCGAAAATGGTTGTTGATAACTATGGCACTGTTTTGTGGAGGGTGGGTACTATACCCACTATTCAACGCCCCAATAGAATGGTCAGGGCGACAAATACTTCTTGAATATTGGTGGTGCTATCTATTAGGGGTAGTGTGCGGGATTACAGGAATAGTAATAACGGAGTGGGATGAATGAGCGAAGAAACGTATAAAGGAAGTTTTGAAAGTATAGAAATTAACGAGGGTGAAATGATTGTGGATATGGACCCTAATTTAGTTACAGAAATACTTGCTTCTGCAGAAAAAATAAGCGGCTATGATGAATGGTTACTAAGACGCGCTGCTGGAAGAATACATTTCCTTACAGCATACAGTGATATAGTTACAGAACTACATGAAGAGAAGAAATAACTAAACAAGATAAGGAAGTAGCATGAACCTCATAACAGTTGATTTTGAAACGTACTACGACAAGACGTACAATCTGTCGAAACTCACAACAGAGGAATATATCCGAAGCCAGTTATATCAAACCATTGGCGTTGCTGTTAAAGTTAACAACGGGAAAGCTGAATGGGCTAGTGGCACACATGAACAGCTCAAAGAAGATTTGCACACTTATGATTGGGAGAACAGTATCTTACTCGCTCACAATTGTGCTTTCGACGGTGCTATTGCTAGTTGGCTTTTTGACATTCACCCCCGCGCTTATGCTGATACTTTATGTATTGCCCGTGCCCTACATGGAGTAGAGGCTGGTGGTAGCCTCGCTAAGCTTGCTAAAAGATATAATATTGGCACCAAGGGAGAGGAAGTTGTGAACGCCCTTGGGAAGCACCGAGAAGACTTCACAAAAAAGGAGCTAGCAAAATATGGCGACTACTGTATTAATGACGTGGAATTATGTTTTGAGCTGTTTAAGATCTTAGGAGCAAATTTCCCCGCTAGCGAGATGAAAGTTATAGACACAACACTAAAAATGTTTGTAGAACCTAAACTAAAACTCAATGTGCCCTTATTAAATGAACATCTAATACATGTAAAACAGGATAAAGCAGAGTTGCTAAAAAATGTAGGGGCTACTAAAAAGGAACTTATGAGTAATCCTAAGTTTGCTGGTGCTTTAAAGGATCTTGGGGTGTCCCCCCCGATAAAAACTAGCCCCACTACAGGTAAAGAAACCTATGCATTTGCTAAAACAGATAAAGACTTCTTAGCACTGCAGGAGCATCCCGACATACGTGTACAAGCTCTTATGGCAGCTCGGATGGGCAGCAAAAGCACCTTAGAAGAAACACGCACAGAACGGCTTCTGAACATCGCTGCGCGAGGTAACTTCCCTGTCCCTATAAAATACTATGCTGCACATACTGGCAGATTTGGCGGGTGGGATAATGTAAATATTCAAAATCTCCCTAGCCGCAAAGGAAAATACGCTAAGGTGCTTAAGAAAGCTATCATAGCCCCACCAAAACATATGCTCATAGACTGTGATTCTTCACAAATTGAAGCGCGGGTGCTAGCGTGGTGGGCAGAGCAAAATGATCTAGTAGAAGCTTTTCGTAATGATGATCCTGTATACGAACAGATGGCTGCTGAAATTTATGAAGTCCCCATAGAGGAAGTAACACCCCCCAACAGATTTGTTGGAAAAACCACAATCTTAGGTAGTGGCTACGGTATGGGAGCATTGAGGCTCCAAATGCAGCTGAAAACTGAAGGTATAGAAATGGAACTCGACGAATGTAGACGGGTAATAAATGTCTACCGGAGTAAGCAAAATAAAATCAAAGACCTGTGGAAAACTGCGCAAAGCATGCTAGCTGCGATGAACAACGATACAGATTACTCTCTGGGACGGGAAGGAGTTGTATCTATCTTACCAAAAGATAATGCTGTGCAACTACCAAATGGGCTGCTCATGAGGTACGGTAATTTGTCTCATGAAGCAGGGCAGTATGGGCCAGAGTTTTCTTACAGCACCCGTAAAGGGCGGGTCAAAATTTACGGCGGCAAGGTTGTTGAAAATATCTGTCAAGCTCTCGCAAGAATTATTATCACTGACCAAATGCTGCAGATATCTAAGAAATGTAAAGTAGTGTTAATGGTGCACGATTCTATAGTTGTTTGCGTCCACGAAGTTGAAGTTGCACCTGCACGTAAGTTTATTGAAAAGATAATGCGCACTCCACCAACTTGGGCAGAAGGATTGCCATTGAATTGCGCATCAGGCTGCGCAGATGCTTATGGAGATTGCTAATGGTTAAAGACGCAGTATATAGAGAGCAAAATATCCTCCCGTGGTCATACACAAAGATACATAATTTTGAGCAATGTCCGAAGCAGTTTTACCACCTCGATGTAGTAAAAGATTATGAGAAAGAGTTTTCTGACACTTCGATACAATACGGTAATGAATTTCACAAAGCTGCTGAGGCATATGTATCTATAGGTAAAGCACTCCCTGTAAAATTTCAGTACGCGAAAAATATGATAGATGCGCTAAAAGAAAAACGGGGTGACATTCTATGTGAGTATAAAATGGGGCTGACAAGAAATTTAGCTGCATGTGATTTCTTTGATAAAGTAGTTTGGTGGCGCGGAGTAATTGACTTATTAATAGTCAATGAAGACGCTAAGTACGCTTATGTAGTGGACTACAAAACAGGTTCTAACAAATATGCTGATCTTGATCAACTTGCTCTAATGGCGCTAGGTACCTTTGCTCACTTCCCATTTGTCGAAGAAGTTCGAGCAGGGCTTCTATTTGTTAGAGCTAAAGATTTTATCAGGCAAACCTATACAAAACCCGAACAGAGCGACATGTGGGATGGTTGGATGCGTCGTATGCTTCGTCTGAAGAAAGCTTGCGATACTGATGTATGGAACCCAAACTCTAGCGGATTATGCAAAGCACATTGTCCAGTAACTGAATGCCCGCATAATGGGAGGAACTAATGAGTGAAAACAAACTAGACCCAGATGTTGTATGGATACGAGAACTATGTAACTTAAACATATTTAGTGAGGTACTAGCAAAAGAATTTCAAAGAGTCGCAGATAGGTTAGAAAAATACGTAGAAGAAGAAGAAGAAGAAACCCCAACTGTAGATGTTAGTAGTATGATATCCACAGTTCTGCAAGTACGAGATGATGACCCCCAAAAAATTCGTAGGCTCTATACAGGGGGTAGGTTGGATTGGATAGTTGATTTCATATACTCAATGGAAAAGTTAGTCCCTAACCCAGAAAGGATTTCAGTAAAACAAGAAACCAGCCTTACAGAACTTTATGAGCGGTTAACTGCGGAAGAGCCAGAACTTGCTCAAGTTATTGAGCGGTGGAGGGAATAAAATGACTGAAGACCAAGCAACAAAAGAAGAAGCTGCAGCAGCTAAAATAACTTTGCTACGGGATGAAGAAATAGATCTCTTAGTAAAAAGAAAAGTACATGAAGTTGTTGAAAGGCAAGTAGTACATATGTTAATGAGGTCGCTAGACCACATAATATACGATTACATAGGGGCTAAAATTAATATAGACACCCCGGCTGTGTTCCTGAATAGAATTAAGTTAGATAGAGACTACGAAAACCTAATGACTTTTTTTAGAAGGCTTTTGATTTTAGCTATAAGTGACGAAGACATATTCGTTAAAAACATCCCCATAGATCAGTTGTATGGAAACGAAACTTTAAAGATACTAAGAAAGTTACTAAGATGACTGACGAAGACCAAGCAACCCCAGAAGAGATCGCAGATACAAAGCTAATGCTGGAAGTAGAAACTATTATGGTAGAGAAAATAAAACAGGCTCTCTTACAGCTAGTATATGAAGATCCTTATTTTATGCGTACATTACTCCAAGAACCGCATGTCATGTACCACCGGCCTGCTGCAGCGATGGACACTGATTTCGATACTGGCAACAGTCGGTATAAAGCGCGGGAACGATATTCCGGTGACAGGTAGAGAATTGCACCCCCATCCGAAGACAGGGCTGGAGAAGCGCCATGAAGACTGAACTTATGGGAATGGTTCGGCTGAAGATATTGAGGGCTGGCAGCGTCGGTAAGCTCGCTGATACCACGTCTATAGACAGGGCGTATCTGTCAAGGCTGGCACGAGGGCTGAAGGAGAATCCAAGCGAGAGAGTCTTGGACGAACTTGGGATTGAACGGGTATCGTACTATGTTTGGAAAGACCCAAAAGACGAACCCCAAACCGAAGAGGAATGCTGGCTTTTATTGGAGGACTAAAATGAGCGAGTTCTTCACGAATTGGAGTACTAATATGCCTTACGTAAATAAACCTAGACCATATAAAAAGGAATACCAACAGCAGAAAGCAAGAGGGGAACACAAAAACCGGATGGAACGACAGCGTGCTAGACGCGATTACGATAAGCGCGGGGTCAACCGCAAAGGTAAAGATATTCACCACAACAAAGCTTTGAGCAAAGGTGGGTCTAACAAAGATGGCACAAGACTTCAAAGCCCAAGCAAAAATAGAGCAAACAATACCCATAAAAAGAGGGAGCAAAGATGAAAGATGCTAAAATTCTTGCGGCCATAAACAAGGAACATAAAGCAACGATGACCAGCGAAGGCTAGCTTTTATTGGGGGATTAAAATGAGCGAGTTCTTCACGAATTTGGAAACGATGGACAGTGTATTTTATGTAGGGTACACCCTCCTTATCGTACTATGTGTGGTACTTATCGCTAATAGGGAAAAGTGTAAGAAGGAGGAAAAGTAATGCCTTCAAGTACAGAAAAGCAACGCAAATTCATGGGTGCAGAGTTAGCCAGAAAACGTAAAGGCAAGAAAACAAAAACTAAAATGTCTGCAAAGCAACTAAGTGATTTCGCTAAGAAGAAAAAGAAGAAAACAAGATAATTGCAGAGTGGAGAAGTGGTATCTAGTTGGACTCATAATCTGAAGGTCGAGGGTTCAAATCCCTCCTCTGCTACCAATTTACCAGGAAAACCGTTGCCTGCTTAAAGTACGGTACTAGGAGAACGACAATGACTGAAATGGTTATAATTTCTGAAGAGCAAGCAACGGCACTTACATCGTTAGGTGTTACTGTAAAGAAATGTTATGCAATCCCTAAAACTTTAGTGAGCATATTTAGTTCATTAGGGAAAGGGACCACACGAGCAACACCAAAAAGGAGGAAAGCAACAAAAGGCCCTAGCGTTAAAGCTATGAAGCTCGGTCTTAACGCTGAGAAGTTAGCTGAAAAAATATCAGAAGCTAGTATTACTGGACTAGCTGTAAAAACTATTGTGGGTGAAATGGACCCTAAGTATGTCTACCGCAGAGAAACTTTAACCACGATGTTAAAAAATGTAGGGCTTACTGGTGGGCGTTTGCATTGGCCCCTAACTGAGTTAGTACATAGAGGAATTCTTGTAGCTGCTCCACGGCATTCTGCTACGCGATGACACTTAAGCTACTTTTGGTAGGTGGGGCGAGGCGTGGTGATGTAAGGTAAGGAACGGCTAGGTGTGGTAAGGCAGGTAAGGTTAGGTAAGGTTAGGTAAGTTCAGGTGGGGTGTGGTTGGGTAAGGCAGGTTTGGTATGGTTCGGTTTGGTGCGGTAGTATGGGGTCGGGTATGGTCAGGTTGGGTAAGGCAGGTTTGGTATGGTTCAGTTTGGTGGGGTCAGGTGGGGTCGGGTATGGTCAGGTTGGGTAAGGCAGGTAAGGTTAGGTAAGTTCAGGTGGGGTCGGGCCGGGTACGGTCGGGTAAGTTGCGGCATGGTGAGGCAGGTAGGGTAGGGTAAGGTTAGGCGTGGTGATGTATGGTGAGGTAAGGTTTTAATTTTAATTTTAATTTTAATTTTAATCAGGAGAGCAACATGAGTGTTCAAACAGAAAGTAATGTAGTTGTACTAAATAAACTAAATATTATAAAAGCACCAGTAATACTAATTGGTGATTCCCCTATTTTAATGCATAAGTGGTCAGACAAAGCAAAGAAAGAAATGCTTGATAAACAAATGGGGAAAAATACGAAGCAACGAGGGAAGAAAAATCCAGAGCAAGACTACAAAGAATCTATGCATAAATGTAGCGATGGACCTACAAAATATGGATTTCCCGCTAATGGAGTTAAGGCATGTGCCTGTCGTGGAGCTAAAGAAGTTGCTGGCCTTGATATGACTAAAGCACGCACCAGTTTTCATGTATTAGGAGAGTTAGTTCCTATTTATGGATCTCCAGAAATGCATGAGTCTATGGTACGAATTGCGCAAACAACTGACATTCGGTACCGTGGAATTTTTAATGAATGGGCAACTAGGTTTACTGTACGATTTAATGCTGACATCATTACATATGACCAGATTGTAAATATTTTTGAATATGGTGGTTTTGGTTGTGGCATAGGTGAGTGGCGACCAGCACGAAATGGTACTATGGGTATGTTTCATGTTGGTACTGAAGAAGAACTTACCTACTATATTAATAAGTATGGGGAGAAAGAATAATGATTTATAAGTTTAAGAGTAGTACAAGGCCAACAGAAGAGTCTCAGCAGGTAGGTGAGACTCTTCTACAAATAAAAAAAGACCAGGATGTTTTACACGCATGTGAAGTTGTAGCACAAGCAAAAGAAAAAGATTCGGTACTACATAAATACTTTCAGTGGGACGATACTTTAGCAGCGGAGCAGCACCGACTTAACCAAGCAAGACACTTAATTACCTCTGTAGAAATTGTTAGGGAAACTGGGGATAATCGTTCAATTACTATACCTGCGTATACACATTTACGTGTAGATAAACACGGGTACAGAGACACAGAAGAAGTGTATTCAGTTCAAGATCTACGTAGTTCTTTAGTTACGCAACTAAAAATAGACTGGGAAACACTAAAGAAAAAACATGATTCTGTACTACAAGAAATAGCTTCTTTTGAATCGTTTAACTCGGAAGTTACAAACCTATGAACCTCATAACAGTGGATAGCCCTGAATATTGACAGTGAAGCGCCTTATGGAAATAATTCAAAATAAAGCACTACTAATCACGCTAAAAGACCCCCTACCTGTACTAAATGCCATACCAAAAAGTAAACAGGTAGGAGATAAAACACTTGTTTACTGGGGCATAGATGAAGTACATAAGCTAAAGGAGCTTGGAGTAGACGCACCCTCTCCTATGGAACGAAAGTATCTTTGGACGCAGTGTATGATGACTCCCTTTGAACATCAAATCAAAACTGCTGCGTTCCTCACCCTATACAAACGCGCCTTCTGTTTTAACGAGCAAGGTACAGGGAAAACTGCCAGTGCAATATGGGCAAGCGATTATTTAATGAGCCTAGGAATTATTCATCGTGTACTAGTTATCTGCCCTTTGTCCATTATGGACACTGCATGGCGAGCAGAAATGTTTGACTGTGCTATGCACCGTACTGTAGATATAGCTTACGGCAGTGCAAAAAAACGTGCCACTATCATAGCAGGCAGTGCAGAGTACGTGATAATAAACTATGACGGAGTTAAGGTAGTTCATGATGAAATTAAGAAGGGGGGCTTCGATCTAATTATCGCTGACGAAGCGACTCACTATAAGAACGCAAATACTTCCCGTTGGAAGAAACTCCACAAGTTAATTACCGAAGATACTTGGGTATGGATGATGACAGGTACCCCAGCGGCGCAAAGTCCGTTGGATGCCTATGGGTTAGCTAAAATCATTAACCCTACTGCTGTACCAAAGTGGTTCGGTTCGTTCCGTGACCTAGTAATGTTCAGGGTGAGTCAGTTTAGGTGGCTTCCGAAAGATAGCGCAACCACTACGGTTCATCGTGTGCTGCAACCTGCTATCCGTTTTACAAAAGAAGAATGCTTAGACCTACCTGACATGGTTTACTTAACCCGCGATGTTGAGTTAACCCCACAACAGAAAAAATACTACGACGACCTAAAGAAACGAATGATCACAATAGCGGCAGGAGAGAGAATCACAGCTGTCAACGCAGCTAACATGATGAACAAACTTCTGCAAATATCCTCCGGTGCAGTATACTCAGACGATAGTGAATCCATAGCATTTGACGTTTCGAACAGATATTCTGTTCTAAAAGAAGTCATTGACGAGTCCAGTCACAAAGTGCTTATATTCGTTGCTTACCGGCATACAATACGAGTTGTAGCAGAAAAACTTAAAGCAGACAGTATCACAGGAGAAATAATACAAGGCGATGTCTCAGTAACAGAACGCACTCGCATAATAAAAGCATTTCAGGAGAACCCAGACCCAAGAGTACTCATCCTTCAGCCCGCCGCCGCTGCCCACGGTGTAACTCTCACAGCAGCAAATACTATAGTGTGGTGGAGTCCAATAAGTTCGTTAGAAACTTATTTACAGGCGAACGCTAGGGTCCACCGGGCAGGGCAGGTAAATAAGTGCAGCGTGATTCATCTACAAGGCTCTGCTATGGAACGTCACGTTTATGGACTATTGCGTAACAAAATAGACATCCATACAAAAATCATTGAACTATACCAAGATTTGATAAAATAGAGTACAATACAAAGCGAGAGTGGTGGAATGGCAGACACAACGGGTTTAAGACCCGTTGCTTTTAGGCATGAGGTTGCGCCCAACGGAGGGAGTTAGGGATTTCAAACCCAAAACTGAGGGTTCAATTCCCTCCGCAACCACAGGAGAACGAAATGGCAAAAATTCAAGTAGACGTACTAACTGAAATCTTCATAAAGATCAGAGACAAACGTGCTGAAGTAAAAGCTGCACATAAAAAAATAGAGGAAGAACTCGAATCCCAAATGGATACAATTAAGCAAGCTCTTTTGAAACACTGCAAAGATGAAAAAGTAGAGAGCGTGCGTACTACCGCAGGACTATTCTACAGAACATTAAAAACCCGTTACTGGGCAAGTGATTGGGCATCTATGTATAAGTTCATTGCCAAGCATGAAGTCCCCGAATTCTTTGAAAAACGACTCAACCAATCTGTAGTAAAGACTTTTGTAGAAGAGAACCCCAACGTTGTACCTGACGGACTTAACGTTGATTCAGAGTACATACTTACTGTAAAGAAATAGGAGTCAATATGACTGAGTCATTTGTACCAATTGACGTAGTTGCAGAACACTTTACTGTATCTGCCTCAACTATACGTTCCTGGGTTAGATCAGGACGTATACCAAAAAGTGCTTACATTAAAGTAGGGAACACCTATAGGTTTTCGCTTAGCGCAGTTGTTGAAGAACTATTGCAAAAAGAAAGAGAACCTGAAGTACCTGATGATTCACTTGAAGATATAGCGAGTGAATTCGAACTTAATACAGACGATGATATGTAGGAGCAATACATGACTGAGAATAAAGAAGTTGGGTTATTTGCAGGAACTACCATAGTACAGAATCCCAAGTTAAAGGAAAAACTACGTGAGATTAACGAAAATCTCATGAGCGGTGGCATAGCAATGCCAAGGATAAGTTTGCGCGGGGGTAAATTCCGTCAAATGATAGCCGGGGAGCAGCAAGGAGTTACTAACAACAATGAAATGAACGTTATCATTGTTAGGGCTGCTAAAGTGTCCCGAACGTATTACAAAGGTGTCTATGATCCAGATAAAGCAGTCCCCCCTACATGCTGGTCAAGTGATGCACAACAGCCAGCAGCGGATGTATCCGCAGAAAACAAACAAGCTGATCGCTGTATGGATTGCTCTATGAACGTAAAAGGATCTGGGCAAAACAATACAAAAGCTTGCCGATACAACCAACGCTTAGCTATCGTACCAGAAGATAATATGGAGCGGGTATACCAACTTCAATTACCAGCTACGAGTATTTTTGGTGATGTCGTAGCTAACAAAATGCCTATGCAATCCTACGCTAAGTTCCTTGAAGCCCACGACAAAACTCCTATCATCGCAATTGTCACCCAAATGTATTTTGACGACGATGCTGATGTGCCTAAGCTGTTTTTCACTCCGGTGCGCCCCCTAAATGAAGGAGAACTGGAGAAAGCAATCGAATTGAGCGAATCCCCTGAAGCAGAGAGGGCTGTTAGCATAACAGTGTCCCAAGCTGATGGTGTTATGCAACCAGAAGAGGAGCCGAAAGATGATGGGGATGATACTAATAACGACAGTAACGTCGATAATTCTAATACTAGTGGGAGTAAGCCTGATACTGAAGGAGCAAGTGGAGATACTGCAGACGCTGTCGCGGCAAATAGCGGTGATGGCACCGACCCAGACGAACCACCGGAACCTGTAGTAATGAAGAGCAGCAAGAAAACTGCTGATGAGCCTGAAGGTGACGTTGATGAAGATCTTGTTGAATTAATAGACAAGTGGACTGATTAAACATGCCTACTGTGGCTAAAGAAACTTAGCCACAGTATCACTTCAGGTTGCAGTTGATGGGCGCTAAAGGTTTTTTAGACGCTGCGCTTAGTGACACCGGGTATTACTGCGTTTTTGCTAATAGGAAAAAGTCTAAGCCTGTACAGAAGTTTTACGGTTCTACAGGAGAACTACTAGACGCTGCCATTAAGCTCGACGCAGATGGGTATGATACCTACTTCGCGTTAGCCACTTTTACTGAGAATTCCTCACGTAAAACCGATAATGTGCATAAATTATGCGCTTTCTTTCTTGATTTAGACTGTGGGGAAGACAAAGAATATCCAACCCAAGCGCATGCACTAAAAGACCTACAGCGGTTCTGTGAAACCACCGCTATACCGAAACCTACTATTGTAAGCTCTGGACGTGGCATACACGTTTACTGGCCGCTAAAAACCCCCGTCACGCTCTCTGAGTGGCTCCCTGTAGCCTCTAAACTTAAACAGGTATGTTCGGATCAGAATTTACTTGCTGACCCTGTCGTTACAGCTGACGCAGCCAGAATCCTACGTATACCCACAACCCACAACCATAAGGACTCCCCCCCAAAAGAAGTTCGTATTTATAGTGAAAAACTAACCCCTATTGAGTTTGGGGCGTTCAAAGAGAGAATGGACGCTATCCCTGTGAAAACAGCGCCAGTTGTCCCAGTTGTCCCAGTTGTGGGCGACATATCAGGAATAAACAGCGCCCTGATGGATGCCTTAATGGGTAATCAGGAAAGCTCCTTCAAAGATATTCTCAGGAAAACTGCTAAAGGCCACGGCTGTGACCAACTTAAAATTATCACCAAAGACCAAAAAAGTATATCTGAACCCCTCTGGCGGGCAGGGCTGTCCATTGCCAAATTTTGTACAGAAAAGGAGGAGGCAGGGCATTTCATCTCAAAAGGCCATCCTGACTACACAGTAGAAGATACTATAGCAAAAATGGATGGTATCGCTGGACCTCACTTATGCTCCAGCTTCGATAGTATAAATCCCAACGTATGCCCCGACTGCCCTAATAGAGGCAAGATACGTTCCCCAATAACGCTGGGCAACTCAGTAAAAGAGGCTTCCAAAGCTGATAACATCGTGCAAGTCCCCAGTGCCTTATTCGATCCCCAAACGTACATAATCCCTACTTACCCAAAACCATATTTCCGGGGCACCAATGGCGGGGTATACAGACGAACAAGTGTAGACGGAGAAACAGAAGATGTATTGGTCTACCATAATGATATTTACGTAACCCAACGAATACACAACGAAGAGATTGGAGAGTGCGCAGTACTACGATTACATCTTCCAAAAGACGGCGTGCGCGACTTCACTATCCCACTATCTGCAATCACATCCAAAGAAGAATTCAGAAAGCACATGTCCATGCAAGGCGTGGCCTTAACGAAAATGGATACCCTCATGCATTACATAACCACATGGATAAACGAACTCCAGCATCTCTCTTCTGCTACTGCCGCCCATATGCAGTTCGGATGGGTGGGCGACGACTTCGAAGCATTCATACTAGGTAAAATGGACATTCGAAAAGATAGCGTCGAATTCAACCCACCAACCCCACCCACTGCAGGACTTATGTATGCTTTTGAACCCAAAGGAACCTTAGAAGGGTGGAAAGAAGCAATGGAGTTCTACAACAGACCAGGCTTTGAGCTACATCAACTTGTAGTAGGTTCAGGATTTGGTGCCCCGTTAATGGAGTTCCTACCAATCAGTGGAGCAATGATGCACCTACATAGCGATACTGGGTTTGGTAAAACCACTGCTTTATACGCAGGGATGAGTATATGGGGCTACCCAAAAGAGCTAGTATTATTAGAAGACGACACAACAAACGTAAAGATGCATAGAGGTGAGGTATACCACAGCCTACCGCTATACATAGATGAAGTAACTAATGAAAGCGGTAAAGTGTTAAGCGGGCTTGCCTATCAAACAGTAGGAGGCATGCAACGGGGGCGCATGAAAGCTTCTGTTAATGAAGAACGTAAACGGGGTAGACCGTGGAAGCTACTTTCTGTTACTACAGGGAACACAAGTTTTATTGACCGTGTCGCTATGTATAAAAGCACTCCTAAAGCAGAAGCACAACGAGTCTTAGAACATAGAGTAAAAGAAGTAGTCTTCGACACAAAGGAAGAGACTGATAACTTTGCTGAAATCATTATGAAAAACTACGGACATGCAGGGAAAATCTATGTCCAGTACATTATGAATCACGTTTCTGAAGTCAGGCAATTGCTTAAAGGCGTACAGAAACGTATAGATACACTTGCAAGACTCAAAGCAAAAAATAGATTTTGGTCTGCATTTATGACAACTACGATAACTGGGTTGATAATTGCTAAACGGCTTGGACTTATCAATTACGATACGCAGAAACTATTCCAGTTTGCGCTCGATATGTTAAGTACCTCAAAACAGTCAATCCAATCGTTAGACTCCTCTATAGAAACTCACCTAAATGACTACATAAGCAAAAATTACAGCAATATACTGTCAATAAAAAGCACTGATGATGGACGCACAAACCCAGTAATTCCCGAAGCCACTCCAAGAGGAGAGTTAGTAGCGCGTTACGAAACAGACGTAAAGAAGTTATTTCTCTTACCAAAACCACTAAAGACATGGTGCCTTAATCAGCAATTAGACTACAGCAATATAATCAACCAGCTCAAAACAACTCTGGGGGGCAAAGCGGTAAAAATTCGACTCGGTAAAGGGACAAACATGAAGCTCCCTCCAACGAATGTATGGGTGATCAACTTCAACGTGCCCATATTAGCTGAGGAACCACCCCCAGATGCGCCGTCTGAAGAAACCGCCGCTAACGTATGAGAAGCTAAATATTGATGGGGTTGAGATGCTTGTCAATATTGGCAAAATGAAAGTAAATCATTCAGTATTCATCCCCTGCATACGTACCAAAAGCGCTGTTTTTAAGCTACATAGTATGGCTAAAAAATGGGGTAGGACTGTGAAATGTTTACCTGTCGTTGAGGATGGAATACAAGGAGTACGTATGTGGCGAATTTTGTGATACTATATGTAGTGAACGTCTTTGGTACGTTCTCCTGTGAACCCTGGTTAGTCGCCTGATTAGCCGGGGTTCTTAGTCATCAAAAGCCCCCCACGTAGCATCAGCTTGTTCACTAGCATATCTCATCAATGGACTAAACTGCACTCCCCCTTCCATCTGAGAAGATGTTTTGTGGTGTCGCTTCATTGATCTGATAATTGTTGATAGCGGGATAAGCTCCCCCCCTATTCTAGACAGATGCCTTTCATTGAATTCTACTATCTCATCAAGTATTTCCTGAAATTCAGCGTAGTCCATAAACCGATAGGCTACGTACAGGCGTTTTGTTAGCCTCTCACGCATAGTGGATATTGCGGTGCTGACCTTTTTCTTAGAGCGGTTCTTTTCTTGCTGGAACGTATACTGCGCCGGGGAGAAGCCCATCCCTTGCCAGAACATATCATTCGCATCTAGCCCATCTACAATAATGTCACCTCTACGAGTGAGCGGAGCACCATCATGTATGTACCGAAAAGCTTTCATTACATTACGTAATGCTGTTGGGGCCATAGTTTCTAGGGCACGTTCAACTTCACGTGGGGTATTTGCTTCTAACAAGTCCTCACGCCCGCGATTGATCTCTGATACTACACTACCAAAAGGACCAGTAGCATACCGTGCTAACTGGTCCCCAAGGGTTAGATTTTCTGTAAAAGGATTTGTTCTATATAGCAGCCCCGACAAACCTACACGCTGTGCTACGTCTGCACCTGACCCGTAATTTATCACACCTTTATACAGGGGTTCCCCCATATGCAAACGTACTATGGTTTCGAAATCTTCCTCATCATCTTCAAGGAACATAAGATTAGCTAGCGCAGATACAATAGCGAAAAACGGAAGGCCCTGGACACCAGATAAAATTAACGTAGATCCCAAAACCCCTAAAAATTGCTTAGTAGCTTCGTGTCGGTTTTTTTCTCCAGCTATCTGTTGTTTAATTGCTGTCTTAGCTGTTCTAAGTAGGTAATGGTACATAGTAGCGCCAAAAGGTTTATACATAAGCGCAACTCTCAACGCTCCTTTACGTGCCGCACTTGCTACCAAATTACGATTAGTCCCGCCGTTATACTCCTCTGTTTTCTGTAGTGCCTCTAATGCAATCTCTTCATACTCTGCTTTTGTAAGTTCTTTCTTGGTTACGTACTCTACTCCGTTACGAACTTCTTTTACTGTTCTTCTCTTATCTATCTCTAGCATATAAGCAGACATCATGGTTATTTGGCGAGTGTACTTTTCGAAATGATGGAACATAAACGCAGACCACTTACTAATTTTACTTGACCATCCCTCTCGCTTACCTGCCTCGCCCAAATCCATTGATTCAAAAGCTGCAGACTGTCCTAGCATCGCACGTTTAGCTGCAGCGTCTATCAAGATGAGTAACTTATATTCTGTCAAAATTTCAGTAGTAGTCTCCCCTAACTCTCTAAGTTCTTTCTCCCCAATAAGCGTACTCTTTGTAAAAACTTCTTCACGTAGCTCCTGCTCTCCCTTTTTGTTTACTACTACGTAATTCCCTATGTTTAGCGCTGCTTTAGAAAATACTGTGCTCTCATCACCGTAATCAGCCGCCAGTTTTATCTCTGTTCCCCACCCGCTATTGGCAAACACCTTGTTCGCTTTGTGTATCATCTTAATAGCTTCTACATGTCCATACCTAGCAGCAAGGGCAGGATACACAATAAGCGCTAGCTGAGTCAGATTAACCATTGCTGAGGATGGGTTGAATCCAATCGTCCATAAAAAAGCTATTCTAGTAGCTATTGTAGCCAACTGATCTTTCGGCGGTGATGCAGCAAAGTGGGCCTCACTTATCATCTGCTCAATTAATTCTACGTTTTTGGTGTCGTTCTTTTCTAGCGCCTCTTTTAACTCCCCTTTTTTAACATCCGCTACCTTGTACAATTCCTCTGCATACTTAAGCTGCTCTACCTGAAAACGCATAGAATGAGCACGCTCCTCAAACACCTCAAATAGGTTCTCTTCAAATCCAAGAATATTCTTCCGCTTTTGTAGCCCCTTAACAAAGGAAGCTTCTGGTAAAAGATCAATGAATATCTCCATGATATCTGCTTTTACCATAGCCCTTGCAGTTTTAGCAGTTTTATCCTTCTCTGGATCAACATCAGGCGCGGCGTTATTCATTCTTGTAAATATCTGGTTAATGAAAGAGGCAGTGGGCGCGTCTCTGTACACCACAGACTTATTAACAATAGACCTATGCACTGCGCCTAAAAGATCTAACGCCTCATCTCTAGTAGTCGCTTTGTTTCCTTTATCTTCAAGTTTGCGGGTTATCTCAATCGCTGAGTACTTTTCCCTAAGCTCAGGACGTATAACATTCTGTATGAACGTCTCTCTAGCCTCTGGAGACTGGAGATGCTCTACTGCAAGTTCCCCGTTGAAATCAAAAGTAACTCTGTAATCTCCCTTCCTTGCAAGCGGTAAGTATCCGTCTATCTTATTCTTGAACAACATGCTCATCACTCTGTTCTTTACTTCTTTTGCCCCCTCTACATCGTCCCCCATTACAAAATCTATCCGCTTGAAAACTACGTTCTTCATATCGTCGTATATGATTTCATATGCATCAATAATATGTTTCAGTGTCTTCTTTGCGCCGGGACCAGCTTTTGCCAACTCCTTCGTTAGTTCCCCATGTATTTTTAGTTTGGCCCCTTCATAAGCTGAAGCAGGTTTTGTTACGTCCACTTCGGCTAAAGTACCTTTGTTACCAACTTCAATTAACGTTTCTATTTGTGCTGCACTACGCTTTCTTAGCCACTCATTATTTTTTACTATCGACCCCGATACGCTATCATGCCCACTCCTTATCGCTGCGTTCATAAAGTGAATTAATTCTTCTCCCCTATTGGGATCTTTAAGCTTCGCGTCCTCTGCGAACTTAGCATCATTACGTACCCCTGCAGTAGCAAAGAAGCCTTTTTTAGCTAGCGTACTCAATTTTCTAAATGTCGTAGCCAGTCTTATTTTTTCCGTAAGTAGCCGCCCGCCTTTATCAAGTGCCTTAGTAAACCTTTTCCGTCCTTCGTAGTACGCATCGTATAACTCTACTGTAGTTGCAGCTGCATACAATTGTCCTGCGTCACGATACTGCGGTGCAGGGGAAAGCATAGCGTTAGTGAGGTCGTCCACTCTATCCAACACAGTGGGCTTTGTCTTAGGGGGCCTACCTACCAATCTACGCATACCGTTCATAACAATACGAGAAAACCATTCCAGCGCATTACGTACCGGACCTTTGGATAACGTTATAGATGCCAGTGCTTGTCTAAACTCTATGTTACTAGATGCTTCAGTCACAAACTCATGTACTGATTGCGACCCGTAATACGTCCCTAAATTATCCTTAACAGCTTCATACAAGGCAGTGAGCTGCTTAGCCTCCCTCGACTCCCCAGTAGCTAAATCATGAGAAGTGAACGCATGCATCGTTTCGTGCATTAACACATGCGTATTAACCCCAAACTCAGCGTCAAGCTGTATCGTGTTCGTCTTAGGATCAAATAGTCCAGCTACGTGCTCACCCCTCTCGTTAATAAGCTTATCCACCACCTCCAATTTTGTGTCAGTAAGTGTAGCAGCGAGCTTTTTAGCAAGAGTTCTTAGCCGCCCACTCATACTTGTATGGGCAATATTTGTTAGTGCACTTCCTAGATCCCCATTATGTACATACTGAGTAGTCAGGGGATGCAACGGATGATCAAGGGCAGAAACTTCACTCAATGTTAAGTTAAGTTGAACGTTATCCGAAATATCCTCAACTGTAGTCTCACCTATCCCTAACTCACTCTGAACATCCTGAACTGTAGTCTCCTTTATCCCCACTTCAACCTTATCACCAACGAAGATCTTCTCAAGCTCAGCTTCTTGCTCTTCTGCAGGCGCAGCTTCTTCCTGTGCCCCTCTCTTAGCGCGTACATCTGCTTTCTTTAGCTGCTTCTTCGCTAGTGCTGTACCCTTAGTTTCTGCTTTGGCTTTCTTCGCTTCAGCTTTGGCTTTCTTCGCCTCGGCTTTTGCTTCAGCCTCAGCTTTGGCTTCAGCCGTAGCTGCCCTCCTAGCTTTCGCTCTGGCTTTAGTTTCTGCTTTCTGCCTACTTAGAGCACCTCCTTCAATTGTACCAACAGTACTCTTCGCAAGTTCTATTTTTGTCTTCAATATTATTCGCGCCTCGGCAGATAAATTTTCTTTTATCCATTTTCTAGCTTGCTTAAGTTGTTCCTGTTTAAGCCCTTTATAAAAAGCTTGAACCTCAGCAGGATTCCCCTGGTTAAGTTCGTTTGCAACTTTAAATATAGAGTGGTAGCCTAGCAAAGATATATTATCTATCAGCCGAGGGAGCTTGCTAAATACTACCTGTGCACTTGAAGCATTTGTAGAAGTTTCCGATCTGTATCCTTTCTTAGTTTTGTTAGTAAGTAATGTTTTTTCTTTAGTGTTTAACAAAGCAAGTATTTTTACTTTATCACCTAAAGGCAAATCAATCTTCTTATTCTCTACCGCAAACACCAACCCTTTAGTCTTTCGTAGCATGTCCATAATTTTTTTAGCTACGCCGCCAGCATGTTTTGTACCCCACATTGCTTGTATAAACGCATCTATTTCCGCATGAGAAATGCGTCTGTCTTTAGCTTCTGCTCTCGCATTTACTTCCCTTACAAGCGCATCCAGTGCAGTATCCCCAGTAACTCCCTCAACTGCGGAAACTAACTCATTGTTCTTAAGCGCTGCAAATTTCTTCCTTGCTGCTTCTTGCTCCGCAGTCGTAGCTACTTGCTCAGGTGCAACAGTCGTAGCAGTCCTACTACGCTCAGCTTCTTGTGCTCTATTCGCTGCGCGTACTCCAGCCCTACGTGCCTTCTCCTTCACTGCTTCTGCAAGAAACTTCTTTACATTCTCACGGTACTTTTTCTGCTTAGTCCTACTATAGTTAACATGCTCATCAAAATTTGCAGGCGTAACTCCCCACTCTGCTAAATCGTATGCATATTCTTGCGCACCCTTCATACCTGGTGCTCTCAATAACGCAGTCTGTACTTCTCCTGCTACTACAGACGTAACTTTTGGTTTAGGCTTTACTTCTACTTTTGGTTTTATTCCTCGATCTATAACTTCAACGCCCCCTCCATCTACTAGCGCTCTTACCTGCTCAATAGTACCATCCATCCCAGTGAGCCACTCTAAGACACGGGGGAAATTTTCTTTTGGTGTAGCGTTAATCTTCTCAGCGAGTTCCTTTTTTAGCTCGTTCGCTTTTGTTAATGCCCCTACCCTTGTTCTGGATTCAATTTTATTTTGTAGCGAAGTGTAGTCTGATCTAGTTTCAGATACTTCTACTTTACGTTTAGCAGCTTTCGCATGCTCTATACTTGCTCTAAGTTGGCCCAGCGTTTTTTGCAGTACTACGCTATTACTGCCTTCTGTGGGGTAAGCTCTAACTTTACTACTACCAACACTAACTAAGTTATACAATTTTTCTGATAAATCCTCTCTAAACTTTTGCCCTCTACTAATATGTGTGTCCAAATAGTTCATTAAGTCTTCTGCAGGTATCGCTGCTTCTGCACGGTCTAATTCTGCCAACAGTCCATTTTGATTTTCATAATGGAACTGAGCTTTGTGTGACATTTTTGTTAGCTTTTTATCGCTAGTCGCCGTATATGAATCCAATTCAGGATCTTTTTTCTTCCTTACAGCTCCTCCCACTGCTGGCGCTTCAACAACCTCAATACCGCTTAAGATCTCTGCAATGTTGGCACCTTCACCTACAAGTTCGCCATCAGCGTCATGTCCTTCAACTGCTTCTCCATCTGTTATTCTGTAATTTACTCCTTTGAACTCAATCTCCCCCTCAGCTTCTAGGTCACTTTGGGCTTCTTCAATTTCGTCCAACGTAGGAGCTGCTATCTCTTGCTTTCCTGTAAGTATCTTTTCGTCAGCTATAAACGCATCTGAAACTTCGGGTGGGGTTTTTTGCGCCTCTTTTTTACTGAAGTCAAGTTCCAGTTGGTCTTCTGATACTTCCTCAGCTACCTCCTCAACAGCAGCCTCACTTTCAAGAGAACCTAGACGTTTGCGCTTACGGTTCCTACCAAGCCCTGGAAGTCCTATTTGTTGTTCTGGCTGTGGCTGCAACGGTGCTCGTTCTTTTGGTTCAGTAACAGGTGCAGAAGCTGCCGCTCTAGCTTCCTTTGCTTTTTGTCTAAGTTTTTCTTGTGCAGTTGCTCTAACTTTTTCACTTGTTGTGTTTCTTAGTAGCCATTTAAGTGCACTGATCTTTTTAGTTTCTGCTTCCTCTTTTGTTCTTTTTTTCTTCGCTTCTTTTGCGGCTGCTTTTTGTCGTTTTTCTTCCGCAGCTTCTTGCCCAGCTATAGATCGTTTACGTTGTTCTTCTTTTTCTGCAAGTTGCTGATCTTCTTCTATCTGCATTTGCCGTAATTCTTCTTCGTCTAGCATATACTCAGCAGCTTCAAGCTCTTGTGCCTGACGGGTTTCTTGCACTATATCTTGCCGTAATTCTTCTTCGTCTAGCATATACTCAGCAGCTTCATCTCGCTCATCCTCTCGTCTTTTTACATCTTGTGCTGCTACAACTCTATCGACTTTAGCTTTTTTCCTTCGCTCCCCTTCTGTTGCCCGCTCTTCTTTAAGTGTAGCGTAACGTCTTGCACGTGTTCGCCTAGTGATAACTTCCATAACTGCCTGTACAAAACCACCAACACCCCCACCATAACCAACAGCTTCCCCCCAACCTTCATAAGTTTCTTGGTCTGGGTTGTACCCTTGCTCAATGGAGTTCTGTAACACTGCAGCAACAAATTCTTGCGCTCCTTCTGCCCCCGCCTGGGTAAGGATACGCGCCCCAGTACTAACAACCTCCCTTGCCTTAGTTTTGCCAAACATCTTAAGCCAAGCAGCGGGTAACAACTTAAGTGATCCAACTGGGATTATTTCTGTTAGTCCAACCGCCGCACCTTTTAGTGCCGCTAAACCACGTTCCTCTTCTGAAGCCCCTTCTTCTCTTGCACGTTCACTCGCTTCACCTGCACCAGCACCTACACCTAACGCAGCAGAACCAAGTATGCCCGCTATCCCCGCACCAGGAATAAGGGCAGGAGCGGCCACACCAAGAAAGGAACCAAGTGCTTCAGAGAACTTTCTAGGAACCATCCAACGTAGCCCACGATCAGCAGCTAAATACTCCTGCATAGGTTCAAAAGCTCCCATAATACCTTCCCGCACAGGAGCTTCGTACTTTTCTGATAGCATAGTGGCACCACCAAGCAACCCAGACTCGATCCTGCTCGCAGCACCAGAGGCGATACCTTTAGGGACTTCCTGTAAATAATCTAAAACAGAGGGGTCGGGATGGAGTAACTCAGAGAGTTTTTGAAATTCTTGTATCCTATGCTGGCGATTAGCAAGTCTAACTAATTCTTTTTTCGACGCATTAGCAGGAGCTTCTACCTTTATAGAAGCCCCCGACCTACGATCTGTTACGGTATGTATAGGCATACTAGTCTAAAGAGACAGTCGAAGTGGCATCCTTATATGCATCCCCAGCACCAGCTTTTTCTGGGCTAATATTTGTTATCTGCGTTACATACTGTTCTATCACACTAATGAGATCAAAAGTAGGTTTGTATTTTTCTCTCATATCCCTATCTACGTCAGCTTTAGCAGCTGCGTATGCAGCTGGGTCGAAGTCTGAAGTGCCTATATCCTTATAAAGCTCTCCTACTAACCTAACTTTCTCGTTATGTATATTCGATTGTTCAGCTATCATTATATCGTTCAGTAATTTAATTGCTCCCTCGTACACTCTAAGAGCATCGTTCCTACTACTTGCTTTTTTCGCTAGTACTTCGAGTCTATGCTGCGTGTCAATTAACTTTTGTTGTGTAGCGTTGTTAACCCCAGCGATTGTAAGTTGGTTCTTCATATTTTCAATAGCTATATCAGCTTGTGAGTTTATCTGCGCTAAATTCACATCAACAGTTCTACCTCTCATAATGTAATTGGCAAGCTCCCCCGCAGCTTGGTCTGAAGAAGTAGCAATTCTGTCCGCCTCAGCTTCCCCCGCAGCTAATGCCTCTTTCCCCATTTTAAACCCTGTATCTATACCCGTTTTTTGTAAGCTATGTAACTTAGTAAGCAACGTTTCTTCTTCGCCTTCCTGACGAATTCTCTCAGCATCCATACCTCCACTACCTGCACTCATAATCCCACCAATACCACCAAATGGATTAGCTGCTCCATAGCGACCTCCTGCCTGCGCAAAAGCCCTAAGCTGTTCACGTTTACGTTTTCTTGGGTCGGTAATACGGTTCAAGCGGTCCCTAAGTTCGCTAGCCATATCTTCATGCGCAACTCTGCTTGCCTCACGCCTAAGATATGTATCTGTCTCATCTCTATACTGTTGGTTAGCCTGACGCCTAGCCTTTTGTGTACTTATCATCCCCTTTAACAAATCAACAATACCAGTATCATCAGGAGAAATACTTCTATCCGGTAACTTCGAAGGAGTGTACCTAATTATTTCCGGTCCAAGAGGAGGAGGCACTTCTTGTTCAACCTCAGCAGGGGGGCTTCTCGTTATTGGAGGCCGCATTCTTGCCCCCTGAAGTTGTGGTGCGCTTTCTGCAACTGCAGCGGCGGCGGTAGGAACAGCTGCAGAGGAGAGCGTAGGAGTAGGAGTAGGAGTAGGAGTAGGAGTAGGAGTAGGAGTAGGAAGCGTTATTCCCCGCAATCTACCCATTGACGGATCTACTTTGCCTGTGTACCCAAAAGAATCCCCTTCTACTTTTGTCCAATCAGGCGCAGTAAGTCTATTTATAGCAGCTTTTCGTATCCACTCTTCAGGTAGCATTCCCCCTCTCCTTCCCTTTAGCTCGATACGTACTTTCTCCATCTCTGCCTTAATTTGTTCGTCTGTAAGGTTAGATTCAACGAGACTTCCTTCTCTCCCGTTGAAAGCAACAATACCCCCATTAGAAAACTTCGCCATGTTAGGTGCTGGGTTAGCAGCGATACCACCCATACGCGGGTTAGGGGGAGCGCCTATACCCCCCATACCGCCTCCAGACTTATTCATCTGCGCCATAAGCTTTTGTAAATTTTGCTGATCTTGACGCTGCTTCTGCGCAATAACCCCACCCGTTTGCTGAACTACTTCATTCTTAGTCAGCTGCATAAGTTCGTCTTCATCTTTTTGCGCAACAGACCTGGGATCTCGCTCCAGCTGCAAGTTCATTTGGTTGGCTTCATTTTTCTTCTGCTCAAGCAACTTTCGTGCTGCCAAAGCTTCGATTGTTATTTCTGGTAAGCCACGCTGGAGCTGCTGCCGTTCATGCTGCTGTTGTCGCTGAAGTAGCTGCGGAAAACTTCTGTATAGACGTAAGCTATCAGCTAGTTTCTGATCAAGTGATCGCATTGCCATCTCTCTACCCTATATTATACATTTGGCGGCACCAGCTTGAGTATTGCCATTACCTAATGACTCACCACATCTGCGGGGACTACGAACTCCCCAGGATATCCACATCATATCAAAAGTTGTTTGTTTTGTGCTAGCCGAGCTATCCCCGATTGCCGCGTAGCTTCATCAATTTCCTGCCCGCCAGAGGGGTTCAGATTTTGGTCGCTCCAGCTGCAAGATATCCACATCATATTAACCGCGAGCTGGATCGTATATCTCCTCTTCTGTTTTCATTCCAGGTTCTGTGCCTGACATATCAGTAACGCCACCGCCAGGAACTCCACCACTCCCACCAGCATCATTTTCTGCACCACCAAATAGCACATTGATTAGATGATCAAGCCCACTTACAGTATGTGACAAATTAGCAAAGTCACTGGGCTGCGCATAATTAGTACTTTGCGCTGCCATAGGAAGATTCTGGAGCAACGACTGCATGTATTGAACTTGTTTATATGGGAACAGTCGTTCTTCTTCAAACTGGGCTAAGTTTGCATCTATACCTTGCTGTTCAATATCTCTTTGCCGCTTACCTAACTCTGCTTGTTTAGAAAGAGCTTGAAGACCATATTGTTGAGCTTGATCAGCTGCATTCATCCCGAGTTGTTGTTCTTTGTTAAACTGACTAGCCGCTCTATCATATGCAGTGTTATAGCCTTGTCCTGTTATGTTAGCAAGATTGCTCATAAGGTTACGCGTCAACTCAGAATCCATAATCCCTTGCCGCGAGCCACCAAAAGCGCCTGCCTGTGAAAGTTGTTTGTTTTGTGCTAGCCGAGCTATCCCCGATTGCCGCGTAGCTTCATCAATTTGAGGCTGAAGAGCTTGCATTAGATAAGGATTCATATACTGACTAGCTACACCAGGATCAGTAAATGACTGTGGTGTAAATGAACCCATATCATCAGTAGGAATAGTTAATCCTGCTATACCAGAAAAAGCGGATTGCTGTGGTGCTGTAGTACCTGCTACTAACGGTCCTGTATATGCTTGGTACCCTGTATCAGCAAGCGCCTTACCTTTACCAAGCATGTCCGTTACATACGGACCTACCCAATTAGATAAAGAAGACTCTGTACCTGTCGTTGCGGGTGGAACGTAAACGTCTGACATTTCTCACCTCAAGCCGGTAGAACTTGTTTAGGGTTAATCTTTTCACTAGGCTCCATTGAGCCTGTTCTTTCTGCACGTATCCTATCCATCATATTATAAAGTACTTCGGCACCAGCTTGAGTATTGCCATTACCTAAATGACTCACCACATCTGCGGGGACTACGAACTCCCCATCACTCAATACTGCTTTTTGTGGCTTGCTCCCTCCCCGTATTTTTGCTGGTACTCTATCGGCTAGCCCATCAGTTTTTCCTGATATAAGCCCTACTACGCCCTGTTTACGGGGATTGCGAATACTCTGCGCACGATACGATGGGCCACCGTGCCTAAGTGCTACAATACCCCCCTGTGCTAACTGAGGAGCTTCTAACTTGGGAGCGTTTAATTGATACTCCGTATCTGTAAAATAACGTCTGCCCATCGTAGGCGCAACAGAACCAGATGGAGGCATAACAGCAGGTTCAGCAGGACCAGGTAATCTTTCACGTACCGCAGTGTAATCGGGAATACCCCCTTGGTAGCCCACTTTGTCTATATTAGGGCTTACAAAAGAACTATTTGCTAACGCCCCACTACCAAGTAAAGTAAGTATCCCACTTAAATTATCACTATCCCCTAACCAATCACCTAGATTTCCAGCAGCGTCACCAAGCCAACTACCTAGATCACTCCAAAATCCCCCACTATTTGAATCATCAATCAAGTTCCCTACCCAATCTAAAACACCCATTACCCTATACCTTTTAATATCTGAAGTAGCCTATTTAGATCCCCCGCTTCCCCACTTGCTATTTTGCCATATGGATCTAGAAACAAATTTTCCTGCCCTAACGTACCAAATATATCCTGCATCCCCACAAGTGAATCTCCTGTTTCCTCAGTAGAGGAAGTTAAAGGCATAGGTGCTAGTGTAATCCCATAGGGATCTGTAAACTTACTTTTTTGCTCAGGAGTAGCAAACTCACTAGCCCCAAAACCCATATCATATAAATACTCTAGCTCCCCCCCTGGTGAAGATTCAGTAATAACATTCTGTTGTTGGGGAGTCAGCGCTTGTAAAAACTGAAACCACGGTCCTATGTTTGGGCGACCACCTCCGGTTCCAGTTCCAGTCCCAGTTCCAGTTCCAGTTCCAGTCCCCGTTCCAGTTCCAGTTCCAGTTCCAGTTCCACCAGTTCCAGTTCCACCAGTTCCAGTTCCAGTTCCAGTCCCACCAGTCCCAGTTCCAGTTCCAGTCCCACCAGTCCCAGTTCCAGTTCCAGTTCCAGTTCCAGTTCCAGTTCCAGTTCCAGTTCCAGTCCCACCAGTTCCAGTTCCAGTTCCAGTTCCACCAGTTCCAGTTCCACCAGTTCCAGTTCCAGTTCCACCAGTTCCAGTTCCAGTTCCAGTTCCACCAGTTCCAGTTCCACCAGTTCCAGTTCCAGTTCCAGTCCCACCAGTTCCAGTTCCAGTTCCAGTTCCAGTTCCAGTTCCAGTTCCAGTTCCACCAGTTCCAGTTCCAGTTCCACCAGTTCCAGTTCCAGTTCCAGTTCCAGCAGCAATTGCATCTAATATGGCTTGCGCTTCCTCTTCAGCAGCAATTGCATCTAATCTGGCTTGCTCTTCAGCATCTAATATGGCTTGCGCTACATCTCCAGCTACAATTGCATCTAATCTGGCTTGCTCTTCAGCATCTAATATGGCTTGCGCTTCCTCTTCAG